GTCCGAGTGGTTCTCGGACGAAACACTCTCTTGAGTGTCGCGGGAAACCGCACATCATTCCTCTAAATGATGTTTGCTGATTAGCTTAGGTCTCATCAACCTAAGCTTTCTTCGGGGTGTAGCCGAAAGGGTAAGCAAGTGAGTAAAGTAATTGAGAAGATTCTAGCTATTGGAGAATAATCAAAAAACTAATCCGCCTGATGAGTCCGAGTGGTTCTCGGACGAAACACTCTCTTGAGTGTCGCGGGAAACCGCACATCATTCCTCTAAATGATGTTTGCTGATTAGCTTAGGTCTCATCAACCTAAGCTTTCTTCGGGGTGTAGCCGAATTGGAACAGGCGTAATTCCCAGTAAACATGAACGATGTGGTGATTCTATCCATGTGGGTTCGAGTCCCGTCACCCCGACCTGTCCGACCTGAGTACGTCGTTAAACTGCTTCTGTGTACGTTAATTGGTTGCCTTTATCTTTGGCAACCTTTTCTTCAAAGTCGAAATAGAAGCAATATCTATCTGCATGGGATAGCTACCCATGTACTGATGATGACAAGCTAAGAAAAATGACAGATACAGATTTTTCATTGGAACAAGAGTTCCGCATCTCCCACGATGGGAGACTCATCGTAGTTGACTACGATGAAACAGACGGAGAACCCGTCTGGTTTGAAGACGGGGCAAATGAAGTGTTTGATTTCTGGATGGGTGAAGACCCTTCCGGGGTATTGTCGGCCATCTGGTATGACAAAGCCTTGTACTCGGCCAAAGCCAAGCCCGTGTTAGATACGTCCGAGCTAACCGAGCTAAAGGAGGGCGATCCAATGCTGCTCTCCCACCCAGAAAACTTTGAGTTCCCACTCCAGTGGGACTTAGTTCGAGGTTTCTTAGGGTAGGGTAATGCCCCTCATAATTTTAAAGATAAAGGATGGTTTCAATCTTAATAACCATCCTTGCCTGACTAGAAAGGCTGGTATTGGAAATTATCTTTTGATATGCCATATACCCCAGCCACAGATACAAAGCTTAAAAATAGATCCTTGCGTTGAATCGTTAAGGATTGAGAAATGGCTAAAAACTTATTTTAAAGACAAATGAACGACGAATTTCTGAAAAAGGCAATAGATTGGGCTTCTGCGAATAAGCCTGATGCAAGCATGAGCCACAAAGCAGCTTTCGCCAATTCTGTGGCTTACCTTTGCTCCGGCTGGAGCGGAGGTTATGGTGGACCCTCAATGAGGGAGCATCTTTGCTCTTGGGCATTAGCTGGAGATGAAGGACTGAATGAAACAGCAAGTCTCAATGGGCTTGCCATAACGATTCAATTCCCTGACAACAGGCTACCCCGCCCTGGACATTGGAGATTTGAGGAAGCAGTCAAGTTCTGCGAACCTCTCTGCTTTGAACCAGCACAGAAGCATTTGAAAATTTTAGTGCAAATCTCCGAAAGAGAGCATTGCTTCGACGATGACCCCGAAGATATCAAAGTATTGCGGGGAAAGTAGTTAAGTTAGTTAATGGCTGTTACTCCCTAGAACCAGCCAGAAAACTAACATCAAATCTTCTTGAATATGTGTTGTCGGTGGCGCGTATTCAGGAAGGGGCAAACATCTGTAGAGGACTAAAAAATCCTTACACGGTGTGCTGTAAACATCTTGCAGTTCAAAATCGTTCTGGCTACTGCAAGAACCACCGTCACCAGTCACCTTCCCAAAAGGCGGCTGTGAAAAAAGCCAGAAAGTAAACCCGTCCATGTTCGATTCGATTATCGGGCATGGGCGATCGCAAACCACTAATATGACTACTTACCAAGACCACTACGAACACTCGAACCCCCTGTTCCCCCTGGTGTCCAAATACGTGTACCAAGAGGAATGGGACAGGCTGAAAAGCCTGGGGGCGAAGATTGTCCCCGAACAGGAGCTATGCCCGGACGCATACTTCGCGGGTGACGACGACCCCACCATATCTGTTCCTGTAATTGAGTTTAAAGGGGTCAAATATGATCGCTTTATGAACTTGATCAGACAAGTTCATGGCGATCGCGCCGCTCAGGAGTTAATCAATATTTGGAACAAGCAATTATTGGCAGACCGGCGATCGCGCTGGTCAATCAGCCAGTCAAACCCGGCAAGTTGGGACAGGTAAGATATTCCTGCCAATGTTCGACTCGAATATTGGCGGACCCATTGGTAATTGAAGTGGTTATTTCAGTTACCAATGGGTTTGTTTCCAGTGAGTCAACCCAATCCAATAGAGCCTATGCAAGCAAACGGTGAATTCTATCCCGCCATCCTCTTGATTGAGGTTTGGTGGGTAGGTAAAGATCAGCCCGTCATGATGAGGGCTGCTGGGTTTGTACCTAATGGGTACGGCGATGCTTGGGTTCGCCAATGTAAAACCCAAGAGGAATTTGATAAGTGGCGTTCGCACTCTCTAGCACTTATCAAAAGGTTCAATGGTCGGGCTCTTGATGTTACTCAATGGCGACCTAGACAACCTGAACCTATCCCAACCCCAGTAGTTGACATGGAATCAATTGCCAACAAAATAAAGAAACTGTTGGCATTATCCCAGTCACCTAACGAAGCGGAGGCGATCGCTGCTTCACAAAAAGCCCAGGAACTGTTGACCCGCCATAATTTATCAATGGCGGATTTAGCTGACTCCTCTCAAGAGGATGTTGAAAGGTACGAGCTAGAAACCTTTTCCAAGTTCGTTGGATGGAAAAGTCACTTGGCTGCTGGCGTTGCTAAATACAACGTCTGCAAGTGTATCCTGTCTGAAATCGAGGGGAAAAGTATTGTATTCATTGGCAGGTCAAGTAATTGTAAAGTTGCTGCACTGCAATATGAATACCTTGCTTCTACCATTGACCGATTAGCTAAAGAGCAGGAAGGCGATCGCTCTTACAAGAATGCCTTTCGATTGGGTGCTGCCGACAGGATATCCAAGAGGCTGGAATACTTGCGGATAGAACAAGAAGAAGATGGGCTTGAGTCAGATGATGGCAATATATCAGCCATTGTCATCACCTCTTTGCACAAAAGACTTGAGGGTGAGATAGATGCTTTTTACAAATCTTACCTGAAGTCAAATAAAATAACGAGTCGCGCAGTCAGGGGATCGTCATACTCGTCAAGAGGTGGCTATGCTGCTGGCGATCGCGCCGGTCAATCAGTAAGTCTCAACAAACAAGTTGGGGCAGGTAATCAGAAACAGTTAGGAGGCAGATAAATGGAAGTACAAATTAACGTAAAAATGGACAACTCAGCTTTCGTTGATAACGAAAATGAGTTAAAAGAAATTCTGATAAAAATTGCAGACAAAGTAGTAAAGCAACAGCAGCTATCAGGTACGGTCAATGATAGCAACGGAAACCGAGTAGCTACATTCTCTGTTGAAGATTAGTCAAAAGCGATCGCCCCTCCGACCAAGAAGCAAGCGATCGCCTAGTCCACATCACAGGAATAATGAAATGAGACTAGCAGCAAAGTATATCTTGATTGCGGTCATCTTGATCATCTCTGCGAGAGATGATCAGACAGGGGACTGCCTGAGACGTGGTGACTGCAAGAATTTGAGGGTAGAGTGGACAAAATCATAAAAAGATCCTTCCCTGATCAGGAATGGAAATTTTTTGATGATGGTAAAACAGCCGTCTCCCAGACTAGCAAATTTACCATCAGAGAACTTGATTCTGGTGACTTCGTAGGGACGCTGAAGATACCAGCTAGTTTCTACACTGACCATTCCTATGAGGTCACTATACAAGATGATTCGTTGGAGTTCGTTTGCCAACGCTTCCTTGAATGGGGTCAATGCCGAACTGTTGACCATGATGACTGGATTGATCAGGCGATCGCGCTCTTTGGAGACAAACACCTCGATTGGCGGTTTAAATGCCCCAAGTGCGGGCAAAGCCAGTCTATTGGCGAGTGCCATAAGTGGGGGATGACAGGACTTCAACCCATGCAACTGTGTGGGAATTGCGGTCACTGCATCCCTCCGATCAATCCAGTAGTGATTGAGACAAAAGTTTGCAATCACTACGAACGAACCTATGTTTTTGAGTTTAAGGAGTAAGAATGGAAATCAGAGAACAGATGGGTATGGTCAATGATTACATTGGTTTTACTCCTGTTAATTACATAGCCAGGGATGGTTATGTAGTGGGATTCATTGACTTTACAGGTGAATCTTATGTCGCAGTTAAATTAAATGATGAGGGAGTTGTGTTGAGCGATCGCCAACTCCCCTGGCACGACAAGATCGCCGCAATCTTCCAATCAAACTCCCAATGGTGGGGGGAAGATGGGGAAGATACTCTAGACTTTCTATGTGAGGGATTATGGTGCGCCGGGTTTATCTCCTTTGACTCTCCAGAGTCACATGAAATTTATTTAGAATTCTGGAACAGGGTAGCGAGCTACCCTATGGCGAACGGGTCATAATCGAATCGAACACGACCTGAGCAAGTCAGAAAGAAGTTAATCTTGATGAATTTTGTGAGTTTTAGCAGGAAATAGCGATCGCACGGGGTAACTAAGTGCGATGTTCGATTCGATTATTAAACCGAGGAGACAAAAAGCAATGAAAGTATCTGAGTTACACCAATTAATCGGTCGCCCTGCTTTTAATATTGGCGATCGAGTTATCCACTCTTATGAAGTTGGTTGGGTATCCCACATCAACTTAAATCACGAAAAGAAACAGTACATCTATATGGTGGTAAACGAGGAAGGCGCGTACATCAATGGCACAGCAACAAATAGCGGGTTTTCTATCGAAGAAATCAAACCCGATGAAGGAGAATTAGCCGATGTGTCTAATTGCTATCCTTGCCGATCGCTGTTTTTAAGAGCCTCTGGTAATCGCCCTGCTGTTAAAGTCAATAAATCATGTCATCTTGATTCAAGTAAGGATAGATGGATTTGCTGGTTGCTTGAGAACGGTGAATGGCAAATCAAAGGGGAGTTCAAAGATCCCGATGATGCGATCATGATGGCTATGTCATACAGAAAATGAATCTGACAAATAGAGAGTATTTGGAGGCAGCGATCGCCTCTATCAAAATCCTCCGCAAACAATCCCCCTTAACGGAACAAGAAAGGGGGATTTTGCTTGCATTCCCTGGGGGTGGCATCCTCAAGGAGTGCGGGGTTTTCACCGACGACGATAAACCCCGTTGGTTAGTTGAGGGTCGGGAGGAGTTGCGATCGCTCCTCACCAATGAAGAATGGGAAGGGATACAGAATAGTGGGATGCAAAACTCCCACTACACCTTACCCCAAATACGTCAAGCTATGTGGGAGGCACTACTGCCATTAATAGAAGATCCTTGTGTTCTCAGGGTGCTTGATCCTGGATGTGGTACGGCTGGTTTTCTTTGGGATATGCCCAATGATGACCGACTCACGTATTACGGCATTGACAAGGACGTTTTGCCTGTTGCGATCGCCCGGAAAGCGATAGGCAAAAGCAAGCACCAACTGGTAAAGCAGGATTTCTTGCAACATGATCCCATGTTTCCTTATGGTGCTGCCATCGGCAATGTTCCGTTTGTTAATGGCGTTAACTCAATGGTGTTAGAGGGCAAGAAATTGGGTATTGCTATTCATGCCCAATTCTTCATTAAGTCCGTCCAGTTACTAGCACCTGGCGCACCTCTAATGTTCCTCACCTCAACTACGACACTTGATGCTAGGGGTGAGGATTACGTCTGGTTTCGCCGATGGTTGCACAGAAAATGTGAGTTCATCGGTGCGTTGAGATTACCTGCGGATGCCGTTCATCATGGCAACACTCAGGTAACAACTGATTTGATTATCCTTCGTCGTCGCAAGGGTAAGGATTGCAATGAACCCGATACTAATTGGATTGAAGTGGTGGAAAGTGATTTGATTAATCCCCACTACAACATCCCTGTGTTGTACAACCAATGGTTCATTGATAATCCCTGGTGTTTGTTAGGCGATCGCACTATTTCCAAAGTGCGAGGTAAAAACGGCAATCCTACCAATTGCCTTGCAATTCAATCTCGTCCAAATTTCGCAAAAGAATTGCGTGAGTCCTTAGCAAAACTCACGCATCAAAACAACGTATCTAACAAGGAGAATCATATCATGGCTACATTAATCCCTGCTGATAAGTTCCAGTCTTATTCCGTTTTCTCTTTCATTCTCAGAGAGAATCCAAAACAACAAGGGGTTGAGATTCATTTCCCCCCTGAGTATGTAGCGGAAAGCGATGCTGAAAAAACCCTGTTAGAGCAAATTAAGTCTAAGGGGCTTGTCGCTGCTAAGTCTAATCCTTCGTTGTTCTACATCAAGCCCCGAACATCGGAAGAACACGCTCAACTAATGGCATATATGCGTAAGAAGGTAGCAGCTTGTTCTAAGTGGGGGGCTTGTGAATTAGATGCCGACACACCTGTGGAAGAAATTAAGCCGCGCCGTCGCTGGGGAGGCAACAAGGAAAACAAGCCCGTTGAACCTGTCGCTACTCCTACGTCTGCTCCCATTGTGGATGCGATCGCCCAACGACTACAGCCGATGTTCGATGAATTGGCTAGTAAAATCCAAGTTCCTGCTGCTGACCCCAAAGAGTTGCAGGAGGCACAAGCGAAACTTACTGACTACCTGCACAGGTGGCAGAAGGATCAAGAAACTTTTAAGACGTTAAAATCGGAGGTGGATGTCTTTGTTGGTCTTAACGAAGAATTGAAAAGAGACAATGAGGATTTGCGATCGCAGCTTGCAGATGTTACCGCAAAAATCGTTGAACTCAATGGCACGGTTCATGAGTTACAAACGGAATTGAAAGAAACCAGGGAAGCTGATATAGAACTCATGAGGCAAGTTGAATCCTTGCAAGAAAAAAACGAGGGATTGCGATCGCAACTTGCAGAGTTTGGTGTTGGTGTAACCCAACAACCCGAACCTGACCTGGTTGACGATGAACCTGACTTGCAGGATGAACCTGACTTGCAGGATGAACCTGACTTGAGTGACGACGAAGACCTCCCCTCTGCATTCCAACCCCAATCATCTGATGACGATGATGAAGATGGCTTCAACATAGCGTTACTGGGGGAGTAACCAGGGATTATTCATCAATTATTCAGATGTTCGACAAAGCATCCGAGCGTCTGAAAACCCCCAAAGTTACCTTCAGTGATTACCAACTGTACCGCACCAAATCAGGCAGATACCCTGGTGCGGTATATGTGCAACCTAATCATGGTGATGGATGGTATGCCAGGATTGAGCGTGATGGTTCATTGACCCTCAATCCTGGTCAATACAAGAAGGGGTTAGAGGATGAATTATCCTTGCTGGCGCAAAACCCAGTAAAATTCGCTGCTGATTATGGCAAGAGGTCAGGTAGTTGTTGTTTTTGCCACACTACCCTGACCAATCCATTATCCCTGTCGGTTGGCTATGGACCAGTCTGCGCCGGTCGGTATGGGATGCCTTACGGCTAAAACCGCACGGGGTGACTAAGTACTTCGAGATTAAATAACAGGAACAGCGATCGCCCCTCGGTAGATCGCATTCCCCCAATGGTAGCTAATCGGTGATTGGCTTTCATTGGGGGAATTTTGTTTCACACCCCATAAGGACAATGACAATTGAAATTAACGTTGGATGCACTCAATACTCCAACTACGCTAACGCACGGGTCGAAGGGAACTTGGATGACTCTATAGAAGTAAATAGTCAAGAAGCTTTAGGCGCGATCGCTATTGCTTCTCTTAAACACCTGATGGTAACTGGACAACTGAAGTTAGTCTTAAATGGCAAAGAAGTTATCACCCAGGAGTTAGATGAAACCCCGTACCAAGACTTCTTTGAAGACTGTCAGTGGTTCTATGACCACGACATCATGAAATAAACAAATTACCCGGAAGAAATTTCGCCGCCTTCCGGGGTTAAAATTCTCACCCAAATCTCATGTTCGACTAGGACATGGGATTTTCTTTATCAACAAACCAAGGAGTAAAAGAATGCAATTACAATTAATCAAACAACAAGAAAATAACGTAACTCATGTTTCAGTCCAAATTACTGATCAACTCAGCGATCGCCTAATTCCTGTTGGAAGTGTGGAACAAGTTGATGGTTTGTGGTGCGCCTGTTTCTATCGCAATAACTATCGCATTATCTCTCATTGTCGAGAGGAAAGAGACGCAATTATTTACATGATTCAATACGCCGTAGTTGGCGATAAAATCTCTACAGACGAGTATCACCAACTATGGAATGTCTTGTTTCCAGAAGATGCAGTAGTTATTAGATAGAGCAACAATGGAACTAAAACTTAGAAGAAAACCTTGTACAGATTGCCCCTTTCATGATGGTGGTGTTGAATTAACACCGGAATACATGAGCCATGTTATTCAATATCTATCGGAAGGCGTGAACCACATCTGCCACACAACAAATAAGCACGTTTGTCATGGAGGTAGAGAGTTGCAATTAAAAATGTTTGTAGCTCAAGGCAAGATAGAAAAGCCTATAAATGAGTCGCTATTTGAGGCGATGAGGGAATTGGGAATAGAACCTACTCACACTTACGAAGACTAGGAGAAAACAAGGAGAAAACAATGATTGAACTATTTTGGACGGGGAATAAAATCCCGCGTGGGTATGAAGAGTTTGAAATGACTTGGAATACCGAACAGTTTGTAGAAGAGGTGATAATTCCAAACTACAACCCAAACGAAAAAGATAAATTGGAGGAACTAAAACTTTTTGCTCCCGTAGAAAAAGGAGAAATTCTTTATTACGAAGCTTATTGGGGTTTTCACCCCAGAGAATCAGGTGATTTAGACCTGAATCTAGACATATTCGCATTGGTAGAACCAAGCGAAATCGTTAAAGCAGACCGTAAAGATTATGGCTATGGAGAGAATATTAGCCTGTGGGGAATTGCGCCCACATCTTTAAGACACTGGATTAAAAAAATAGACGAGGATATGGATATATTCCCTCGCTAAAAAGCTCACAACCGCACGAAGTAACTAAGTGCAACTAACAACCAAAGGAGCAAAAACAATGACCGCAGCAGTTACACTAACAACCAATTCGGGTTATTCATGGACGACTTCAGTAAACAAGGATTTATCTTGCCAAGACATTCTTGATTACTTTCTGGACAGCAAATTTGATATTTACCCGACTTGCCACAATGAAGAACGTATGGAGCGAGTTGTTAAAGTAAAGATCGTCACGAAAGGCAAAGAGAACGGAGAAGAATTTTATACAACCAAGTCATTCACATCTCAAAGATTCTTGGAGTCTCAAGACAAAGCCCAAAAAGCTCTTGAGGAAAGTGTGGCAAAGTTTTCCCGTGTATATGTCACACTCGGAAAACATGATGGCTACTTAAAAGGGGTTGTTGCGACTAACGATTGCGGCGACTGGTTTATGGGTTCTCACCGCGATCGCACGGTAGATATTGATTGGTCAAGAATGAAAAAGGTTGGACTACCTGAAAATTTAATCTTCTTATTCTCTACCTACAAATCCCTAGAGTTATTAGTAAGAAAAGGTGACAGTTTTGATGTTGTCTTTTCTTACGACTGGTAACAGCGATCGCACGAAGTAACTAACCCAAATCTCATGTTCGATTAGGACATGGGATTTTTTTATTATTCACACAGGAGTAAAATCATGGAAATCAAAGCCAAGTACGTCACTAATAAGTACATTGACATCTTTGTAGAGGGTGTCACCCCATCAGATACCCACTGGGGAGGGGTGAAAGCTATGCTTGAGGGTGCAAAATTCAAGTTAGAAGGATTTGCCTACCGCCGCACATTCGACAACCCCACTGAGTTTAGTAAGTGGTTAAGACATACCAGATCATTAACTACTAAATTCGGTGGTACTGAACCAGAGGAAATAGTAGACCCACTGCAAAATCTCATGGACATGATTGCCGAGTTCGAGTCCCGGTTCGATGAAATGAACCAGGAGGTATCTGTCCTAAAAAAGTTCGACATCTCCGCGCAGGAGAGATTGAACAGCTTGAAGCAGCAATTAGAGCAACAACCGGACAAAAAGCCCCCAGCAAGAAGAAAGAAAAAATAATCCCCGACACATTCACCCCAACCGTCAAGTTCCTGGATGAGATGGGGTCGGACAATTTCATTGATATTGACTCTCGCCCTGACCTTGAGTGGGCTAAACGTCATAAAGGGGGTATCTACACTTTCCATCGAGGTCAACTGGGTATCGCATTCAACGTTCCCCGCAACTTGTGGTGGCAAATTCCCAAAGAATGCTATTTGGGGAGTATTGATGATATCCCTCGTTACGTGGAGATTCACGAAGAGGGTTATCTTCCCTGCGTGTGGCGTGATGGGGAACACCGATTCGTCTATGCTAACCAGTTCTTTCCGGTGTATGCACCGGACAACCAACTGGTTGTTATGGACAAGTTATTACGGATTGCCTCTATTACCGAGCGATTAATAGAGGCAGAATCCACAGAACAGGACGACACCCATTGCACCTATCTCCGTAATGGGTTAAACGAGTTGTATTCCGACTTCGTGACCAATTACGGTGCTATCCGCAACTATCAAGTTTACTGGGACAATGACCTCTGGTGTGACATGAGGTTAGAGACGTATATCACTAACCTAGTTGATGGGTACGGCAAACTTGCCGACATCTTCACCAAAAGAACCAAGTTCCCACCTTCTGACCCCGTTGGGCAACAGTTCTTTCAAGATTCAATTCCTGACAGAGTTGAGTCTGCATTGTCTTGGTGTATGGCTTGGTTGGGTAAAGTTGATGTTCCTCAAATAGCAGAAAAAGCAGGTGTTGATGAGGCGATCGCTCTGGAAATCCTGCTAGAAAATGAACTGGTTTACCGAGTTCCTGAAGTTGTTGAGCCTCAGTGGTGGGAAGTATTAGGGGTTGATAAAGATATTGACTCTGATTACCAACTCACGACTGCATGGAAGGAACAGCGCGAGGATGATATTACCTTTGCACTGACTCTCGATGAGGCATACAAGAAAGCCTTGCCGATAGTTACCTCCCGGTTGCCTTATCCCGACTGGGAGGAAACAGAGGAGGTGGTTATCCTGCATCATGCAGGTGGTACTTATACCTATCAAAAAGTACCCTGCAAGTCCGCTCACGGGTACAGCATTGGCACTGTACCCAAAGACTTCAAAGAAAGGTCAAAAACGGAAACACCTGTGTTCCTGATGAAAGAGGACATAATCGGGGTTTTCGCCAACGAAACCAAGGCTATTCGATGCCTGATTGAATTATCTAGGCATCCAAAGGCATACATCCACTCTATTGATATGCAAGTCATTATCAAGTTCTATGGCTTGTCTGCACACTGGCATTAACAAACATTAGGAGAAAATATCATGGCTTATCAAGATAAACGTACATTTTTGAGTGGTGACTTAGGCGAGAAATTAGAAAGGGTTAGAAGAGTAGTAGAAATAGATCCATCTTTTAAAAGAGAAGAGGAAGCGATCGCTAACGCTATCCCCAAACAAATACCTATTGAGTTGATTGACCTTTCCCCTGGTACGCAATGGATACCCACTACAACTTATGAAGAATTTATCTTGGAAACCTTTGGGGTTGAATGCAAGCTATTCTTCTCCCCCACTATGGGAGTATGGGACATTGTTGTCACAGATAACAAAGCACTAAAGAGTGAAAATAATCCCCACGTCGAAGTTACCAAGAGAGAGAAGGGTGAAGACTATCAAGCGTGGGTTTATGCGATCGCTGAATCCATCAACAATGGTATTTTCACTTCTATGTTCCACTTTAAATCCCCACCTGGGATTCAGTATGATACTGACAAGCAAGTTGTCAGAGCAAAGCAGGATGAACTCACGGATACTTTTGTTAAATGGTGCAGGAAAAATAAAGGTGAGGAACTGCAAAAACTGTATAACCGCAGATTTAATAGTGCGGTAATTCCTAACTGGGATAATTCAGCACCTAAGAACCTGAAGGAAATATTAAAAACTGCTGGTATGACTGGCAGGTTAAACGGTGTTAAAAAGTTTATTGATGTCTTTGTCCAAGAAGACGGAAGTGTTGTACAAGAAGAACGGATTGTAGAGGATGGGGTGCTATGGGTAGATGCGCTTCGCCCTTACCAGTTGGATGCAATATGGCGCATGGCTACCCAACCCTGCAACGGATTGTTAGGGCTGGAGGTAGGGTTAGGTAAAACCGCCTGTGGTATTGCCACTGCTATGTTGAGAAGGTATCTGAAAACCAGCAACTTGACGATGGTTGTGGTGCAAAAATCCACCCTGCTCCAATTCGATAAAACCTTTCGGGAGATGTTTCCCAACGCCAAGGTTCTATGCGCCAAGAGTAATGACATGAATCAAAAATCAAGGCAATCGTTCTTGGCGAAGGCTGTCCTGTGGGAATGGGACGCAATCATCCTAACTCATGATAATTTTCAAGCAATTCCGGTGCGATCGGAAACAAATCGGGTTTATATCCAAAGAAAACTCGATTTGATTGAGTGGGAGATGACATCTATTGAATCATCTGGTGAAGTGTCCTATAAAACCAAGGGGAGGAGAGGTAACTACGTCCTCAAAAGGCTAGAGGCGGAAAGGGATAAGCTCAACAACGATTTATTAAAGTTAGAAAAGGACAGAGACGGTGGTATCCGCTTTGAGGATATTAACCCCTCGCTATTAATAGTAGACGAGGCGCAGAAGTACAAGAACAATCACTATGCCTCAAAAATCCAAGCCAAGGGGATTGGTGGTTCTCAATCCAATATGGCTCAAGACCTGGATATAAAGTTAGGGTTCTTGCGAGAAACCCGTGATAACCCTAACTTCCTGTTATTTATGACAGGAACGCCCGAACCCACCAATTCAATTGCGGGGGTGTATGTTTACCAGATGTATTTACACCCTGAAGAGTTGGAGAAACGAGGTATCAAACATTTTGACGCTTGGGCGCATCAGTTTGGTAAAGTTGTAACTCGTGCCGAATACTCCCCGTCAGGGGGATTTGTGGAAACCACAAGGTTCTGCAAGTTTGTGAATATGCCTGAGTTATCGCTAATGTACAAGATGTCGCTCCACTACAAGCGATACTACCATGTGCAAGGTCAAGCAGGGTTCAAAAGACCAGAACCAAAAGAAATGAGGGTATCTTCACCGCTAACTGACTTCCAGATACGTAGGATGGATCAGCTTTGCGATCGCTACAATGCACTCAAAATCGGCGTTCCTCTCAGATTCCCTGATCGGGACAACAGGGACGGGTGCTTGATTTACCAAGAAAGAGACTCAGAAGGCAAGAAGATAGGTAAACCGCAACGACTATACCATCCAGGGACGACTAACCCCATCAAGGATGAAAATGTTGCTAGTGATTACGGACTTGTTTGGAGCGATCGCCCCGACGGGTATCTTGATGTCTATAACGAAATGCGGCGGTTAATGATTGCCCCGCAGTTTGAAGACCTTGATGAAGTCGTATTCAGTACCGATAAGATTGCTAAATGTGCCAGAAATATCTACCGGATATGGAAGGCAACAAAGAAAAGGCAAAGCACTCAGTTAGTATTCTTGGACATGGGTGCGCCTAACGGTGGTTGCAAATTCCAAGCCTATCAATGGTTAAAAGAGCGATTAGTTGAATATGGGATACCCAAGGGAGAAATTGCCTTTATTCAATCGGCAAAAACTGACCAAGCAAAAGCCGACTTATTCGATAAGGTTAACGCTGGTGAGGTTAGGGTACTAATCGGACACCGTGAGTCTATGGGTGTTGGGGTCAATGTCCAGAAGAAAGTTGTCGCCATGCACATGGTAGACATCCCATTCCGTCCTGACCAGAATGAGCAAGCGATCGGTAGAGGTATCAGGGATGGCAACGAGAACGAGAAGGTTCTCATTCTCTGGTATATTTACCGCGCCAAAAAAGGCAGTAGTCAATGTAGTGCTGATACTGCATCAATGGATCTATTAGCCATTAAAGCTAAACAGCAATTCCAAGTTCTTGACGGTGACGCTACCGCTAGAGAGGTAGAGGAAGAAGACCATAAGAGTGCCGCTTACGCTGCTTTATCAGCCTACGCCACTGGCGACCCAAGGCACATGGAATTGGCTAACTTGAAATCTGACATAGTTGGTGTATACGCCAAACATCGGTTGCTGGAAACCGAAACCATTGACTTGAGAATTAATTTGTCTTCAACCCAAGAGCGTATCAAGAGCATGACCAGGAAACATGAGTTCTTACTTCCTGATGTGAATAGTGTAGAGACTAACAAACATCGGTACTTCTCCGACAACCACTTTGCAATAGTGATTCATTCCAGAGGTGGGATACCAATGCTGTACGCTGGTTTCCAGAAGGGTTCTGAGTCCTTCGAGTTGGATGTACTGGAAAAAGTGGATAGGTGTGTTATTCGATATGAAGATGAGAAAGCTGTTAATACTCGACTAAGTATTGGGCAATCTCAGGAACGCGCACGATTGGCATTACGGGGTAATATTTCCGACTTAGAAATGAAATATCAGGACACACCCATGCCTCAAATCCCAATTACAACAATTGGTTCTATTGGTGGTATGCCCATCTTGTATCGAGCAAGAATTGGCTTGTTCTTGCAGGGATACGACCAAAACTACGAGATTAGTAGGGGGGAAACGGTAGTTCTCAAGAATATCATAGGGGCATACTTGGGTATCCCCCAAAGACAACAGGCGATCGCTGACAACATCAAAAAAGCAGAAGATTCTATCGCCCCAATGAGCAAGGATCTTAATGAAAAATCACTCAGAAAGAGTGAAATAGCCAGGGAGTTGGAGGAAATGGAGTTCCGTAAAGCCCAACTTGAACGGGAGTTACATCCCAAAAAGGATGCTCCTATTGAGTAAAGTATCAGGATATATTTTAGATATAAGCCGCACGGGGTGACTAAGTGCGGTATGTTCGATTCGATTATTACCAAGGAGAGCTATGACATTACAGGAATTACTGCAAGGCAAGTACAATGTAGTCGAATATCGGGGTGTTTCCATTAACAGCTTCGGTGATTATGTTGCTGGGCCTGAAAAATTTGAATTAGAGGATGAACTTGATCTTGGTGGTTTCTGCTGGGACTACGAGCTTGACGAAGAAGCACCTGATGACTTCTTAAACAAACCATCAGGTGGGGTGGTCGTCAAAGACCAAGATGGTCACAGGTTTGTTTACGTTTTCAAATAGAGTAAATAGCGATAGCGATCGCACAAACCAAAAGCGATCGCGTCAAACAGCACATATAGTGAAAAATAAACGATAAAACCCAATCAAGAGGCGATCGCCTTAATTGAGCAAGGACTGAAAAGATTAAACATAGTTAACTCCTAGTAATAGTAGAGATTCTGTAGTTTCCAGAAGTCCCAGCATAAGTGTAAGTATCTGTTACTGATAAAGATAAGGAAGCAGATGAATAAGTAATTGTAGAAACTCTTGCATCGGCAGTACCAGCATCTAAATAAGAATAAGTTTCTACCTTGTCATTAGCTATTAATATTTGCTCTATTTTAGTTTTTGCGGGAATGCGATCAAGTAAAGTTGTGAAATTTACGTTAGCTGCTGCCTCAGCGTTAGCGATCGCTTGTCGGGCTTGTTCTTCAGAGTAAGTGCCACCTAGTCCGTCAAGTGGTAAGTAATCGTCTAATTTGTTAGTCATGAGGTCTAATCAGTAAATTAAAATTAATAACCTGTCCAGATGTGGGAGTAAATGGTGTCCGAGTCGAACACAGCCCATAAAGTCTGCGTTCTTGACAAGTAAAAAGTATAGGATTAAACACAGGAACAGAAATAGCGATTGTACTTCCAGTCCCCTCAGTCATCCAGCCAAAAAAGTCTATAAAGCCAACTGGGGTTTGTTTGAGTGTAAATACTTCGTTGTCAGCGATCGCATCTACCACGTCTTCAAATAGATAAAGTCGTAATAACCCATCCATGCTGATGTTGTTGGTAGAGCAAACAGCACCATGTATTGCACCACTTCCGCGAGGGATGCGGTTAGCTTTGTCGAAAGTTAGGATTTTAGCAGGCGATTCCCCTACTGCGTCGTTAGCTGCATAAGGTGTAGTATTAGCTGGTCTGGTATAGCTTGCGGTGATCATGGGGATTGGGAAGAACAACCACAGTTATAGTTCCCTGCTTACCGTGCTTTATCCTTCCCAGCAAAAGGTTACTGTCAGTTCCCCAAAGATCACAGACATCAGACAATCCGCCCTTGCCCCTATGTCGGGGCAAATTACTAGCACTATTGCTAGATTGTCACAAGATGCTATCCAAGAAATTACCCGATTAAAGGGTAAATATAAATTGGATGAATTAATTGCAATGCTGAAATACGACCCCACAAGTAAGGCTTGTCGGCGGTTAAAAGCTTTGCGGGTACAAACGGCATTGGGAGACTATGGACACCCAGACAAAGATATAGATAAATGGGTACACGGCAACCTTGATGAAATGGAAGGAACTCTACAAGAAGCGGCTGGGCATTTGTCTAATGCGATGGGATTGGGAACAGCATTGTGTGAAATTGTGCTTGATAACCGAGTACCTGGAAGATGGGGGGAGTGGAGATTAAAAGCATTAAACCCACTGGATATTACCAAGGTGACTTTTCGGGGAACGAAGGGGAAGATTACGGAAGTTGTTTATTTAGACGGTGATGGTAGGAAGAAATATATCCCCTACCATCGCGTAATTCACATCGTTAATGATCCAGAAATGGTATTTAATGATCCATTTGGTGCGGCTGAATCTGAATCAGCTATGCCTTATTACAAATCTAAGCAATCTCTAACTGCCGAAATGCTGGTAGCAGGTAAAAACCAAGCTACGGGGATTCTTACTGCTTTTGCTGATAGCAACGACTCTGTAAGGTTGTTAGATGTTAATGGTAATCCACAGAAGAATATGGACGGTAGCGATAAAATCGTTTCTTCTGTTGAATCCTTGGCGTATCAATTAACTAATCTAGAAAATTCTAATGTTATTGTTACTGACTTAAAAAATAAAATTGTTCCCTTGGCAATGCCAACGGGGGATAGCTTCTTTATTAATAATTTGCAATACTTAAACAGGCAAATAATGTTGTCTTTCGGCGTGAGTGCCTTGATGTTTGATGAGGGAAGCATAGGGGGATTAGGTAACTCTGGTATTTCTCAATCGCACAAATCGGTTCTTGATTCCCAGATTGATGGGATTGTTAAACAGATCCGGGACAAATTACTGGAAAAAGTAATTAAGCAGTTATTGACTTATAACTTCGGTTCAAAGTATGCGAGGAATTTGGGGACGTTTGCCGTCAGTGCCAGCACCGACCCCAATATTATTATCTCTAAGGGCAACTTCTTATTATCTGCCATTACTTCAGGTGCAATTCCCGCAAGTGACATCTCGGCTATTAATGTCCTGCGGGAAATGTGCGGTGTACCTAAAATTGATATGGAGGAGCAACAAAGGATGATGAATGCTCAACTAGACCAACAGATGCAGCAACAACAAATGCAACAGGGGGCGATGCAACCACCACAACCGGGGGCTGAAGCTATGGGGCAATATCCTTAATCCCCCACTAACCTGTATTTCATAACGGGAACTTTATCGTCAGTCAAAAAAGACTCGATCACACCTTCGGCAACTAATTGTTTGTAGGCGATCGCTAGTTGGGAGTAAGAAGCTTCAGTAATTTGCTTGATTGCCCCAGGTGTAAGACCCCGGACTACAAGCAAATCCTTGATTCTATTTTTCAAAGCTTCCACATGACGACGGTTAGATCCTTTTAATGGATGCTCGTAGGTGTCGGGGTGAGTAAATTCTGTACCAATCCCAGTAAAAACAGATTCTTCATGGAGAAGAGTGGGATCAACCCGGTAATGGATGCAAGCTAAATTCATGCTTGACCCCCTTCCTGTTCGGCTTTAAGGGCATCCATTTTTGCTCTCTTACTCCAGTTGGCTACGGGTTCGCGTGTTGGTATCGCGTCTGGAGGCGTGGCTTTAGCGAGTCTTTCTTTGAGCCTCCTAGATGCGAAGAATTTAACTGATCTGCGTGGAGGTATGTGAACTAACTGCCTTTCGGCATTACTCACAGAATCTTTGCTAATCTGATGTGGACCCCTGATAACTGGTAAATTTGTGGTTCTGGGCTTGGTTATCCAAGTCTGTGCAGAAAATAACCCTGGCCAATCTATCATCTCTCCTCTTTCAAGGTGGTCTACCGCAATCTCCACCATTGCTTTCATCACCATAGCGACGCGACGTTTCCCAAGTCCAGTTTTTTCTATTACTAACTTGCGCCACCTGACTGGAGTTAGTGCGCCTTCTGGGATATTTCTAGTTGCCATATAACTATGCCTGCCAGCAATAATAATTTATTAATTCAAGATAGCAAAATAGCGATCACACTAGCAATAAATAGGCGATCGCTTAATTATTTATTTTTTCTTCTGATAAGTTTGTCTCTCTGGCGCGTGATTTTTGTGGGCTTCGCAATATGGATAGATTGCGTCGCTTCTTAAACCAGGATTACACACAAGGCAGTTCATACTAGCTGCTATTTCTTCAGGTGGCCAAACCGGAAAACCTGAGTCTGATATTTTCTGTAAAAGTTCAACATGATATGCCCTGATGATTCTGTGGCGGTGAGTAGGGATATCTTGTTTAAATAACAAAATATAGTCAGAATTGTTGAAATCTAAACGAATATACATATTTTAAAGATACGGACACTTTACTATTGACAAGGATAAAATATAATGATTTAATATAAATGTGAGGCAAGGGAGACAGCCCAAGCCTCAAAAGTAAATCAAGTAAGTTAAGGAAATTATATCATGGCTATCAAACAAGGCAGAATTTTAAATAGGTTTGATACTTCCGGTATTAAAACAGTCCGCGTAGATTTTAAGAATCCAGAAGCTCAAAAAGCTGTTAAAAAAGTAGTTGAGTTTCTAAAAGACAATGCAGAAGAATTTGAGCTAGAACCAGGGGAAACCTATCAGGGTGTGGCAGAAAATTTAGTTTGTGATGTAATCATGGAAGAAAGGTTCATAGTTTCTTCCATCCCCATACATGAAATAATTGTTAGTGCAGTATTAAAAAATTTAGAAGCTTTGAATGAAGATGAGTCTTACACTTCTGAATCTGAGGTGGCTGAACCTGACATAGAAGACGCTTTGCATTACATAGAATCTTTAGCTTTTCAAGGCTCTGAAAGGCAAATTAAATGGGCTAAAGATATAGCTCTAAAAAACATTGATGATGTTGCAATTGCTTTAAAGAAAAACAAAACAATTCCTGCATCTGCAAAATGGTGGATTGATAATAGAAGCAATATTTCTATTTCATGAGCAGAAAACAGGAGAGCATCACACTCTCCCTTTCACTGGAACACAAAGCCAAACTTGAACAAAAAGCCTTAGAGTTTGGCTGTTTATGGGGCGATCGCCCTAACATTTCATCGCTACTAAAAGCGATCGCAGATGGTGAACTACTGCTTTCAAAAGCAGACAAACCCGCAAAGCAAAAGCGGGCATTAATCAAGAATGCGATCGCCAGCATTCAAGACGCACTCACAATTTTACTGGAGTTAATTTAAAATGATTGAAAATTTAAGAACGCTTGATCATACATACAGCGAACCCAATGTATTGACAAATTTAAACCGGTCAATAGACCGCGATAATTTAACTTATCAATTCTTTGATAGTTACTCTGAAGATGTCAAGAGACTAATAAGTGACAGTCAAGGATATTACATAGATTGTCCTTACTTCAATTCACAAGAAGAACAAGAGAAATTTGAAAATGACTGGATTATTATTTCTCGTTCAGAAGGACAGGTTAGATTAAGTAAAAAGAATTAGCGATCGCCACAACCAGCCCTCGCTTTCCTTTCCCCTTCACCAAATACCAAGCGATCGCACTAGCAATAAATAGGCGATCGCTTAATTATTTATTTTTTCTTCTGATAAGCTTGTCTCTCTGGCGCGTGATTTTTGTGGACTTCGCAATATGGATAAATTGCGTCGCTTCTTAAATTAGAATTGCACACAAGGCAGTTCATACTAGCTGCTATTTCACTAGCTATGGGCGTATCCGGATCAAATGATGTTGTGACAATAGCTATAGGTTTACCCGCTTCTTTAATGGCTTGCCATTTACATCTATTCCTGTAGTGGCTAACTATGGGTGCTGCTAACCAGTAGGGTATTCTCCCACAGGATATAATTAGTCCCTTTGTTCCATTAATTTCCGGGAATGTCATCTGTAGTAAGTCTAGTCTATCTGCTTTTCCCCTGACTTGAATAAATATCCAAGTCTCCAAGTCTTTTTCTACGGTGGTAATTTTTGTAGTCATAATCAACATTTTAGCTAATTTTAAAGTAATTATAGTAGGATGCTTGACAACTTACTATAATCTTTGCTATTGTAGTTTACATAAGAAAAAGCCAGCCAAGGAGCTACTACGTATGTCCACTTACAATATTGACTTAGTTGATGGCATTGTAAAAGTTGGCTTTGGTGAGCCAGCGCAAAATGACCAAATCGTTAAAGATGCAAAAGCCCTAGCTGATGCCTTAGTATCTTCCGGCGAATTAAATGGTCAATTGGTTAAGATTAGCGGACCCGCTTCTCTTCCTGTTGCTTTTGTTTTAGCTAAATCTTTTTCTGCGGTTGCTGCGGCGATCGCTTGCTATGATCCCAAATTGCAAAAATATGTGGTTGCTATCAGCCACAATCCTAAATATCAAATTGGTGATTTAGTTGATTAATTAGTTAAAAGCGATTTGATTTGCTCGTTGCAAAATATCAAGTCGCTTTTTTTTATGAGGATTTTATGCAACAAAAATGCTTAGAAAAATGGAATAGCAATTTATTTTGGGAGTTAGTTGATCCTCCTAAAATAAATATCCCCAGCCATCTTGGTTGGGTTGAATATGAGGAATACATGAAAGCCATTCTGGTTAATTGTGTTCCTGGAGAACTCGGTAGATTATTGGTAGACTTCCCTGCTAACTCTACTGAAGATAATAAACTACACACGCATCCAGCAAGCGATCGCTGTGTAACAGTCATCAAAGGTAGTGGAGATTTTATCTGCTATCGTGACAAAAAAGTTCAAACTTTTCCTTTAGTTCCTGGCGTTCGTGTCTGGATGCCCAGGGGGATTTTACACACTTTTAAGAGTGGAAATGAAGGGTTGTTAGTTGAGAGCCTACACAATCCCTTTATTCCACTAGATCATCCCAAATGCTTGATTTATCCAAAGTTAGCAATTGAGTAATTTAATTATGCGTCAAGAGTGGCTAGGTTTGTTAAGAGATTTGCCAGTCTCTATAAATAATTTGGCTGATCCTAGTATTCTGCGGCTTTCCACAGAGGCAAAGCTAAACCAGTTGGTGAGCGATCGCCATACTGGGCCAGTTGCCATCATCAAATCAGGCTTACTTCGTGCGCCCGTTATCCCTCATAATTTTAATTTAAAATCTGTCAGTCTCCTACAAAGACGTACTAGATATTTGGGATGTTTAAAATCCTGGTTGAACTTGTTACATAACCAAGGAATTACAGGAAATTTCATGCTATGAGAGATGGAATGTATTTTCTAATTAAATAGTTTTATTATGCCTCTAATCAATTGAAAATGCGGGATATTATCAAGTCTAAGTTGATTTTGCAAAACCTCCTTGCCAACAATACCACCACAAGTTAATAGGCATACTGCTGATGATTGAGCAAGGATTTTATCCGTTGATAGCAGAAATGAACCGATTGTTTCAAGTAAATGGTGGTTATTAATTTGAGTTTCTGTATCAGCTAAAACTGACACAATTTTATGTCTAGCTGGTGATGACATATTCTGAAGTTCAATAGCTAGGCTTGCTTGATATTCATCGGATTCGTCTGCTAACCAGTCAACTATTGTTTCTGCAATTTCATAAAGAGCATCTTCATCTTCTAGCCCTGCGCGTAACTGATTAAGAAATTCCTTAATGTGAATAGGAAAATCATTTAATCCTATGAGACTCAATTGAGGCGCTGTTACTGTAGAATTTAAAAAAACTTCATTCCCAGGTCTTTGCAATGGTGTGTCAGGGCTTAATAGAATAGTAGCTTGCCCACTGAGTAACTTAAATAAAGTTTCTTGGTCAATTAAAAGTTTTTCACTATTATGTTTAATATAATCTCTCAATAGATCCAAATTTACAGATGATGATCGAGTATTTGTTGGTACGTCAGTATTAACATTGGTAAATACACTTCCTATGGTTTCATCTTGCCTAACCTTCAATTGGTTCTGGTTGTAAGCATTGATGTAATTCCTGGGTAATACACCACTGGAAAAAGTTTCTGGCTTCTTGATTAAATTTGTTGAGGTTTCCATTAACATCTTTTATCTCCGTTATATTTTCAGTGTGAAAATCAGCATCTATAAAATAACCCAGTTCAGTAGATTCTTTTTTCCGTGCAAGTCCATACCGAACACTCATTATTGCATCTGCATAACCCAGACGGCACATGAAAAACGAGAATGCGTCAGGAAAATTATCTTCTGGCAAGTCCTCAGCCGCAAATATACCTAACATTGGTGGTTTAAGTAGGTCTCGCCAGTGCCTATTCTCTAAACCCAGTTCAGAGCGCATAATAAAGTCCTGGTATCGCAGTCCAATTCTGGTAAAGTATGACGGTTGATAGTGTTTGACCACTAATTCAATAGCAGTAGATAGTCGCTTACTGAAATCCTCCCAACTGGTATATTTCAAAGTAGAAAGGGCTATAAAGTCACTTGATAAAACAAGTTTCCATACTCCTTCTTTGTCAGCAAACTCGTAAGAAAAGCCTTGTCCTAACAGCAACGGAGGTGAATTAGGTTGTGGGTTGGACGATATAGACATTTCAATGGATTGAGGTTGACTGAATAGTGGATAATCAGACCTCACCGCTTCCTGAAAGTCTACAGGAGCTTCTTTCTCAATTTTTAATATTTTTGGAAACCTAAGTTGACAAATTACTTCCACAAGAGGATTGCGGGAATATCTAACGCGAGGAGATTCAGGAAATTTCATAGACTTGTTTAACTTAGCTAATCGGCAACCAAATTAAGGTTCTGTTTAAGACATAGATAAAGGTATACCTAAAAAACTCAGGTTGAAGTAAATAATAAAACTCTGTATAGAGATTTATAGAAATTTTGAGTTTGGTTAACCCAAAATTAACCTTCTCACTTTTATATGATTTTAATTCTAAAACACTATATATTTCCTGTCTTCCGCACTCCTAAATAGACATTTTACAATCTCTTTACACAAAAAATTGATAGTCAAGTTATGATTTCAGTATTATGACCATGAATCAGTAGTATAGCTTATCACGAGCATGAGTGCCGAATATTCCGAAGATATCCTAGTTCAACAAACCACAGCAGACTTCTTTGAACATACCCTGAAATGGCATTGCGTTTACGCCTATAATCAGGAAACCTTCGGTATTGACGGTACACTGGGACGCAAAGACAAAAAAGAAATAGTCCTCAAACGCTATCTCCGGGAAGCACTAGCAAAAATAAACCCTGGTCATCCCCAGCAAGTATTACGACTACTAAGGCATCTTCAGCAGTCAAACTACGAATGCGGTCTTTCATTTGCCGTGCCGCAGCAATTGTTGGAACTCTTATATAAGTAGCGCACTCAGGAAGTCCCTTGGCTCGGTCTAGTTTCATCCGACCATGCGCCCACAAAATTGCTTTTTCAACCCAACCGCCTTGAACATCAATGGCTGTATTTAAAGAATCAGTTAACTGTTGTTCATTAGTTGCGTTAGTAAAAGTTTTACCGTTGTAGACAGCACGACCTCTACGATAGGAAAATTCCCCTTCCATTGTCACAAACGAAAAAGCAGGAATTATGCCATCACGCAAGGCATCTTCCAATCTATACTGGAAGTCAGGAACGCATTGGTAAGCATTCTCTTCCACAGGGGTATAAGTTAGCCAGTTACCCAAAATCCTCTTGTTATCGGAACGGAACGGTGTACCGGAAGTCATTAATCGGTGGGATACAATCGCATCTGGAAACGCTTGTTCACAAGCTTGGCCAAAAGCTAAATCGGAACTAACATGATGAACTTCGTCCAGAATCACCAATAATTTGCGTGCTACAGTTCTGGATAAATGATCTAGAAGCGAGTCAGAGTTACCTGAATAACTGAGCCATTGATAACTGACAACCAAACCGTGATAAGATTGTGATAATAACTCTTCTGGTGTGGGCAACCTGCCTAAGCTTTTCACAGTCCCTGAGTAAAAAAGATTAAGGTTAAAAAGATTGAAAGCATCCTGGGCATATTGCCGTTTCAAGTGTTCTGCCGGAACAACAACAACCAGAAATTTCCAGTCAAAACCATTTTTGAGAGAATTGAAAGCGTGTAATGCTCCAGCCGTTTTTCCTGCTGATGTACAAGCTTCAACTAGGAAGTTCTTTTTGGGGTTGGTTTGATATGCTCTGACAAATCTTTCTTGCCTCCATCTTCTGACTTTGCCTTTGGACAGTAAATTCATATTTTATTTCTCCTAGATCAAAAATGTTGTTGATGAGTTTTCTTTACCTAATCTAATGTCAAACACAGCGTCATAGCATTGCCTACCACTGTTTTTAATCGGCTTACCATTTTTAAATTGTGGTATGCCATTAATAGTTTTTTGGCATTTACTCATGGGTTCACCGTCTTTCAAGTAATCAATTCGCTTGGGGATTAAGTGAGTGTGGTGAATATGTGCTTCTAAGTTTTTTAAGCTTTCACTTCTTGCCTGGCTTGAAAAGGTATCCAGTGGAATTAGGAACAATAATCTCGCAGTTGGATTATCGGGATTTAATAGCTTAAGAGAATGGCTAATTGCCTCCATGCACAAACTAAATGGTGGATTGGTGATAATTAAGTCGTAGTAACCACCATGCTGAAATTCAAAAAAGCTACCATGATATGCAAAACAATGGTTTTTTAGTTGAATAAGTTGCAGGTAGCGAGAATACTTTATTTCTAGAACATCAATTATGCGATCGCTCGGTAAATACTTCACGATTTGACCACTTCCTGCGAAGGGTTCTAGTATTTTCATATCTGTTGGTAATACTAAGCTTGCGATCGCTTGTGCTTCTTTATCGGGAGTCTCATAGTCATCATTCGTAAACTCCTCAACCGATCTAATTGATAATAGCTGATTCATGTTATTTTGTTCAGTAGTTTTCATTGTTATTCTTCTAGTTTTGGGGAGAAATAGATCATAAAGTTTTAAATCCATACAAATTCCAAATCCAAGTTTTACCGTTTCTGGTAATTTCCTGGGGTCTGTCAATTACCACGTCAAAATTTCTGCCGCGACAATTTTTATTACTTGACCAAGTTTGTAACATTCTTTGTTCTGAACACTCTCTATCGAGAGATTTCATCCGCATCCAACGACCATCAGAATCCTTAAAGTAGTTACCGCAAATGCCTACTTTTTCTCCATTTTTTAATGTTATCATTTTTCCCTACCATCAAAAGAAATTTTGTTAGCGATCTGCTTGATTATGTACCGCATTAATAACCACCTGTGGCTAAATTTCTGAACTTGGTATATTGCGGATCAAACAGAAGTTTAACTGTTCCTGTTGGTCCATTCCGATGCTTGGCAATAATTATCTCGGCAATCCCTCTGTCTGGAGTATCGGGATTGTAGTATTCATCCCGATACAACATCATCACGATATCTGCATCCTGTTCTATAGATCCGCTTTGACGTAAATCAGACAACATAGGGCGTTTATTGGTTCTTGCCTCAACCCCACGATTTAACTGAGATAAGGCAATAATTGGTACATTCAATTCCCTGGCTAACTTCTTTAGTCCGCGAGTGATTCTGGATATTTCCTTAACATCATCATCACCAGAACCACCCATCAGTTGCAAATAATCAATCACCACTAAGCCCAAATCACCCTTTGCTTTTTGGAGTCTCCGACATTGCGATCGCACATGATTGACTGTAATATCTGCGGTGTCGTCAATGTAAATTTCTGACTCGCTTAACGAGTTGATGGCGCGAAACAAAGAATCCCATTGAGTGCTAGAAACCTTACCAGTTCGCAAGGATGACGACTCAATTCCTGTCTCACTGGACAATAGCCTTTGAACTAATTGATCCTTGCTCATTTCTAAGCTAAAGAATGCGATCGGCATCTTGGCTGCACCTATGTAATGCGCCATATTCAAAGCAAATGCTGTTTTGCCGAGCGATGGCCTAGCTGCCACGATAATTAAATCGGAGCGTTGAAAGCCACTGGTCATTGCATCTAAATCATAAAACCCGCAAGGTATTCCCGGTGACGCAGTGCCATTAGACCTGGTTTCAATATCTTGATAGGTAGTAATTAGCGTTTCTGATATATGAACTAATCCCGACTCTTTCTTCTCTTCGGCAATGGTACTGATTCGCTGGTCTATCCTGTCCCGAATCTCAGGTAGTTCAGTTTCGGTTTGGTATCCCAACTCAATTAGGTCATTACCTGCCTTGATGATGTTTCGGCGCTCATACAACTCCATCAGCCTTTTAGCTTGGAAATCAATATTTACGGCGGAAACAACACTATCGGCTAAACTAGCAATCTTATTTCTGCCACCTACCGTTTTCAAGAATCCCTTGTCTGTCAACCAACCAGTAATCGGACCCAATGATACAAGAGGCAATCCCTTGGAGTGAAGATCCAAAAACCCCTTGTAGATGGTCACATGAGATGAATCAGAGAATGCTTCAAACTTGAGGATGTCAATAACTCTACCCATTGCTTCGGGGTCAAGCATTATCCCCCCTAGAATTGCCTCCTCGCATTCGATATCGGTAGGGGGCAATCCGTGATTACTACGGAAGTTTAAATCTGTCATGGTTTTATCGCCCCGATCGCTTTCAATTTCTCACTTAACTCAATTCGCTGTTCTTCTGTAATGGGTACGCCTTCCTGCACGGGCTTCTTAGAAGAACCGGGGGTTTCGTTATACTTGGTCTTGAATGATTTCCACAGTTCACCGGATATCAGAGAGGATATGGTTAATTCCATGCCAACTGACTCAAGGCACAACCGACCTTTTTCTGATAGTTGAGAGAGGTGGTATTCTTTCTCGCCTCGGCAAGCTCTCTCAACATGATCCCAATCGTAGGCGATATCTACAATTACTTCCTGGATTTCCAATACCGCAGCCTGGGGTAAGCACAAAACGGATTTATCAATTGGTTGGGTGTGGACGGAAATAAACTGCTTTTCCAGTTTTGGTAATTCCTTGGGGTCAGCAAACTTAACCGAACCCAGACCACCGATCGCTTGCAATGCAGTCCTAGCTTGCGGATTGAGTTGCAATAGTTTCTCCCTAGCTTCTGGGATTGGCAGGGGAACTATCTGAGCGATCGCTCCCCAATCCTGAAGTGCTTGGGCTTCTTTATTGGGTTTGACAAACTCAATGATTTTCTCAACCGGTGGCATAAACTCACAACGGGCGATCGCTGTTTCGACAGCTTGAAGCCATTCTTGGTCGTTCAGGTGTTGGGATGCAGTATTTAACCAAACACCCTGAATTAATGGGTTGCTTAATTTACCAGCTTCTCTTGGCCATTGTGCAGCGATCGCCTCTAAGCCAATTTGAAAGGACTCAGGAGTTATCATTTTTGTTCTCCCATAGGTGTGCGTGGAATACTATTTTGGGTGCTGATTCTTGTTGCTTGGTGTAAGAATTTAAAGCTTTTTGTCCTTGGGCGATTTGTGATTTATCTACTCCTGGTACAGCCCGTCCAATATCCTTTGAATTACCGCCTTCAACCCTTGCTTTATATTCTGGGTTATTTTCCATTGCTGTAGCGTGAGCGTCGGAATATTTAAAGAGTTTCTCGTTGGTGCAAAGGTTGTCTAAATCCCACTGTCCACTTCTGCACCAATCAGTAGATTTATCCCCTTCCCTAGCCCAAGTCAAGGCATCAATAAACTTTTGAGGGGCATCATCAGGATACATCTCAATCAACCTTTTAATAGCCTTCATTGAATTACTGGGAATCCATTGGTGCTTTGTCCAGGTTGTTAATTTATACTCCATGTAGATAGGCAGGAATATTCTATCTATCTCTAAATCCTGTGCTGATCTTGGTTTGGTGGTTTTCTTTTTGGTTACTGTTTTTGGTTCTGCGACAACTATCTGACTAGATTCTTGTGGGATAGCTACAGGTAAAGGTAGTTGCTCTACTACCTCTTCTTTCTTTTCTGGTTCTACTACCTCACCAATCCCCGCCAGCTTTGCATCAACAACTTTATGATTAACCCGAAATCTGATTATTTCTGGGTCATCTTCCTGTGTTTCCATTAGTCCCCGTTCTACAGCGATCGCTAATGCTGCATCAATCTCTTCCTTGGTCATCCCTGTGTCCTTTTGCCATTGGACATAGGTTCTGGGAACAAAACGCCCACCGGAATTTGCTACGAGTTCATAATTGACGGCTTGAGTCAGCAATAAACCGCCTAGTACACCCGCGATCGCGCAAAAAGGACGTTGCAAAATAATCGGTTTGAAAAAAGTAGACAACATAGGTTATAAAAGGGAGATACATTAAATCTATTTTTCCTTAGCACGACACTGGTTGGTATCCAATATCGTGCTATTTTTCTTAGGATACAGTATTGGATTGCCTATTTAAAATGAAAATAGCAGAAGGGCATTCATTACCATTTATATCTTTACTGTCTGTGCGACACGCATATCCATCAGACATCCCATAGACTTTTCTCTCGATAGTCCATGCAATGCCATACGAATCAACAAACTTCATCCCTGGTTTAATTTCTGTATTCGAGTCGAACATCGCGTTATTTTCCTTTTACTTCCTTAACTGTGATATCTTGTTCATCCTCTCTACCAGAGGACATTATTCTTTTTTTAGCGTTATTAGCGATCGCTTCTGACTTATACTTTTTAGCCTTTGATTCTAAGTCATCCCACTGTCTTTTTGTCGTCCAATACTGGGTTAGCGTAAGACCCATTAACCGATATTTTCTTGCCAAAATGTACATTTATTCTCCTTGGGTGCGATCGCTAAACTATTTTGACGTGAGCCAAGACATCATTCATATCTTGTCCATAATATTGAACCTCAGCCGTTCTCCGAGCAAACTTGATATCTTTGTCTCCGCCGAAGGTTCTGACTTTACCTGCTGACAACTTGACGTAAACCTCGCCGTCAAGAAAAAAATATCCGCAAACTGGCACATCTTTAAATTGTCTAGATTCCATTGTTATTCTCCTTGTTTCCTTGGTTTTTTCGAGGCTCTCTGTTCCCATACCAACCCCTTGCGATCTCACTCAACGTATTTTAGTTGTTTAATAGTGAAATCTTGTTCAGTCCCCCCGTGATGGTAAATTATGGAATTTATGGCTTGAGTAGCCCAAAATTCAGAGGCATAGGTTTGCGCCTCACACGCGCCACTCCAGTTATCATTCTCTGACCAAAAATGTCCATTCTTGGCTAAGACATACAAAGTCTGCCTAGCTTGTTCTTGCATTTCATGGAAGACATCTAGTAACGCTGGATTGTGCATTATCCTAGAGGATTCAGGTTCGTCCCCGTATTCATGCCATGTTTGCACAAGAATTGAATTATCAACAGGGTAAACAATTAAGTAATGATACATACCCTCCTGTGAATCCCATCTAGCATCCTCAATAGAATAACCAAATCCTCCGTTTTCGTGTAATCCCGATGGTTTACAGTATTCCAATAACATTCTTAATTCATTTTCAGTCACCTTACTCTCCTTGTTTCCTTGGTTTTTTCGAGGCTCTCTGTTCCCATACCAACCCTTTGCGATCGCCTTTCCCACTTTCTCTAATAGCCAAAGCTAAATCATCGAGAGAGCATTTGTAGAGGTTCGCTAACTGAATGAACTTGTCGAGGGACATTGTTGGAGTAGAACTACCTTTTTCCCAGTTAATAAGGGTTCGTTCTGTTACCCCAATCACCTCCTTTGCATCACTCAGTCTTATGTCGTGAGCTAACCTTAACGACCTTAAATCAATCATACACGAAATATAATTCAGGTGTCAACCAAATATAGCAACTATTTTTGGAAAGTGCAAGTTTTCCAATGTTCGACTCGATTATTTGATTTAATCGAAATTTTCCCAACAGGAAGCCCGACCCAAATCAAAACCTTGATTTAAGTGGATTCTTATTTTTGCTCTAGTTCTTCTGCTTTTATTGACTTCCTGAATCTTAAAAAAAGAAGAGAGAAATCAAGGGGAAATCAAGGGGAAATCCCTATTTTGCCATTTTCGGCTCGTTTAAGCAGTGCCTTATACTTTGAGCGTGTGTACCGCATTGACTCCAGGTGGAAATCAATCTGATACAAGTTGCATCGTCTCAAAAATACCTGACCCGAATAATCCGTAAAGAACCTACCTTTCTCAATACGATGACCACCTGGCTTTGAAGCAGACGATCGCCCATTCTTCTCATATAAAGTTATGGTTTTGTCGTCAACCTCAAAATAGGTCACTTCACCGGATTCACAATAACTGGCATTGTGGTTTATGGCTGATAGGATGTGTTGGTATTCGGGTTTGGTTTGAACTATCTGAAGGCGAATAATATCCTTCAGGTAAGAGCGTAGTGTAGTTGGATGACAACCTAGAATCGCGCTGATGCTGTCTTGACTAGCACCATACGGAACAAAAGTTTCATCCACTTTGATTTGACCACCGCCGACACTTATAACTCCGGCTGCTGAAAAATCCCCTCTGGGCAGTTGTGGAGAGGCATCAGAAGACAAAGCTAAAATATCGTCAACAGTCGGAGGAGTAAAATGTTTCCGTTCCCTGGACTTCATACTGTTTTTAGCAGCATAGCGAGAACGGTTTTGTGCATCTAGGGTAGCGATCGCTGCTGCAATCTGTTTGTGACGTTCCAATATGTCGGTAATCTCAACAGTTGCAACAGCACCCCAACCATCTAGCTCATTGACTAGACAGGCATGGAGAAGACCACCTAAGCGGATGGTAAATACTCCATTTTCCGATCTATAACTCCTGAAGAATCCAAGTCTCACGCCCTCTTTAAGCCATCTATATATAGTTGACATTGATTCTTTGAGTGAGCTAAGTTCCGCATAACCAACTACCACCCTTCCGCTACCTGACTCGTCAAGGGATCTAAACAAGTACCAGGCTTTAACGCAAGGATGGAGTAATAGTAGGTTTTGATGGACGCGGACTTGGCTCATGGATTCTCTACAGGGTTGCAATAGTTAGCTAACTCTGCAACATCAATGAAAGCAGGTGAAGCCCAGTATTCAATATCGTTTTCCCAATGAATCTTTGTGAAATTACGTAAATAGACAACGAGTGTTTTAGTTTCGTCGTCTACTCTCCAATTGCGAAAGAAACCAAGGGACTGCCCGATAATGAGCCACTGAATAATATCCTCTGCTGATGCCTTGAGTAAACGAAGTTCATTGACACCAAGCCTTACTATCCCTTGACGTTTTTCGTCAAAGAACTGTGCCAAATACCAAAGTGCGCCGCACGGGTATTCTTTTAGTAATTTTCGGTCAACTCTGATCTCGCTGCTCATGCACATTACCAAAGATGTTGTCAGTTAACCGAAACCGTGATACAATAGAATGAAACCAATATTTAAAAAGCGGTTGAATCACATTAGATGATTCGTTTTTTGTATCACGGAGAACTCCTTGCAGGGAGTTCTTTTTTTTCGGTTATTCTCATTCTATACCAGATTTCGGCATTTGCGGTAACAATTTTGGAATACCCAAATGTTCGACTCGATTATTGCGATCGCATACCACATTGCTTCATGCAACCTGATCCTGTTCTTCAGGGTGATGAATACAATATATTGCCAATGAGAATACAAATAACATAGTTTTTACATCCTTTTCTGAATTTACATTACATTCTTTGAAATTTATTACAGTGCATCTTTCTGCATTAAACATCTCAGCGATACAAGCAAGAGCAATAGATACTCGTTTCACTATGTCACCTATTGAAATAAGTTCATCTTCTTTAAGCGATCGCTCGAAGTCTTCGCTATTGAATCTTTCCCACCATTTATCTATTTCTTTTAAGATAACTTCGACCTTCTTTTCTTTAACCGATATCTTGTTTAGCCCAGAAAGAAACCCGTGATTCCAGTTCTCTATGACAAACATCCATATAATTGGAGTCCATTGCCCACATTGTGGATTTTTCATCATATCGCTAGTTAATTTATCTTTAGTAAATTTCTTGTATTTCTTGTTGCTATATTCTGGATCACCATATTTATCTCCTAGTAATCTCTTTCTTCTTTTTGCTTCTCCCATTGCCATGCTCCTTTGTATTCTTTTTGAGGAAATATAGTTAATATTTTACCATGTTTTGTAAGTTGTTAAGCCAATGCTTTTATAGTGTAAACTTGTTGTGATCGCACCACTAATAAAAACTGATGAAATAAGTAATCCATCCATATTATTTAGGTTAGCCAAAGAGAATGTTATTGTCGCCCATCATCTTAAACTGTGGGAAGCAGGGCTACGGTGCGCTCGGTCGGTACAAAACGACACTTAGTTGGTTCAACTCCATCCCTCGACTCTAAAATCAAATGTTCGACTCGATTATTCCGATCGCTCCCAAACCTGCTCAACAACCGCTACACAAGTGGCGGTTTTGTTGCTACAATGGCGATTTTATTTTGCGATCGCACATGACCTTTAGCATTGACATCCCCCACTTCAAATGCTTCATTAACAAATCCTTCCTTTTTGACTGGGATTTACAGCAGACAGGGTATGTACCAGTACGAGTATTTGGCATGACCTCTATTCCTGGTCGGTCAGTTGGATTTAACTTGATGACCGACCAGGGAGCGCAATTTGCTAGAGTTCCGGTTCATGCTCTAGCTTGGAAGGAAGACTGTGAACAATTACCTTTAGATTGGTTGCAGTTGTGGGATTGCCTAAGTTATGAACCCTGCGCGATCGCCTATTCCTATCTTTCTGAATTACGCTGTAAGACTATTCTCAAAGACGGAAAATGGTACGGTGGCGAATATGTATTCACGATTGATTGGGCTGGTGGTGACTGGGCAGAAGACCCAAGTGAACACAAATGCGGTCATGTTTTAAAATTAGATAACGGTTGCTTTACCATACAACCAAATAACAGGATAATTTGGTTTGATCCTAGTTTCATTACTGAACCACTAACAAAAAATCCTGGATATAAAATCCACACTCACAGATATAAAAGCGAATCTTCTGGTAAGTGGGTATCGGAAGATAGTGATAAGTTTTTCTATGATATTCATGAATCTACCTTACCAATCACATGATATCCTCCGTCATTCCCAGCATTGTCTATTTCCTTTTTGAGTAATTCTCTTAATTTTACCAAGTCATCATAATATCCTTGGCAAATTAACCAAGCACTAAAAGCTAAGACTTCTGGCTGTGATTCATCTGCTGATTGTATCTGCTCTAAGATAGCCTCAATGTGTTCGGCATCTGTACAGTCTATCTTAACTGTAATTTCATCTGTGGATGGATTAAACACAATTCCTCCTTAAATACATAGATAAACAGGCGCGATCGCATTTCCATCGTACATCGTTTTTAACTAATGTTATTATCTCTATTTAATTTGTAATATACAATAAAACAGGATTATGCAACTAGAAAGAATGCCGCAGCTTGGTCAAGTCTGGCAAGATTTTAAGAATAATAAATACAAAATACTTTTTGTCACTGGTAGTCCAATTAAATTGCTGGAGGATTTATATAATGTTAATGAAGACATTAAACATCATGAAACAGGATATAAATGTCTTCTAGCCTATAAGAACAATAAGACTGCTTTGATTTACGAACATGATGTGTGTACTGGCAATTGTTTAGAAGGTGATTATGTGATTTATCGGCGCATGAATCCTAAGTATCCACAAATATGGGCGTGTTCATTAGATGAGTTTTTAGAAATAATTAGTTCACCAGTAAGTTGATAGCTTACTATTTTAGCGATGCGATCACAAATCATTGACTACAAAGAATATCCCAAAACATTGAGTCATCTATCAGTGAACTTGGTCTAGGGTCTATATGCAATCGCCACCATCTGAAGTTTTTCCAGATATATCTAAACCCTCTAAGAAATTTGTTGTCAGAATATTTATCCGTTTTAGAAACAACTAAGTATTCAATGCTGCGATGATTTACGCTCTCTAATAAATTGATAATTTCATCTTCTGAGAGATCATCATCAGCTTCGATTTTGACTTCTATTCTCCAGATTTTCATGATTTTCCTTGGTTATGCGATCGCTTATTTATTTCCTCTCCAAATCATATCACTGAAAAATCCCCAACCGTCAATTCTAGAATCAACATTGCTGTAGGTAGATAAACCATCTTTAGTCAATTCAAGAAAGCATTTACCATGCTTTTCTTCTGTGTAGTTTTCAATGAAAACACCATCCAATCCATCGGATGAAGGACAAAACCGAACATGAGGAGGAGATATGATGATTGCCAATTTAGTATTTTTTGGAGGATAAATACACTTGTAGGCGATCGCACCATACTCAGCTAATATAGCGATCGCTGCTTTTCCTTTGATTGGATTTCTGCTCTCGTCGCTGGCATACTTATCAAGATTTTCTACTGCTTTTAAAGCGTATTCCCAATCAATTATGACTGGTTTGTTGATTTCTTTGAATGGTTCTAATTGAATTTCCATGTTACCCCCGGATACTAGCTGTATATTAAATTGTATAACATTACTCATTCCTTTGTATACATGACTTCTAGAGGTCAAATGCAAGGTGCATCTAACCCCCAATTATTTAAAATCTATAATTATAATTGTTTATGCTGTATATACATTATTTGTATATCAAATTGTGTATCATTTTAGTTTTATTATTAATGTTTGTTTATGGCAATAGCGATCGCTGCACTATTTTTCTCTCACTTTTTTGTGAACAAGTGCAATAGTCCGTCACGAAGTCAACGGCTTCCCACTTGCTATGTGTAGCATGAAGCTCTCCAAGCAATTTGATAGGGCGGAGTGTCGCCACTGGAGCGATCGCACTCTAACTTTAACATATTTTTATAGCATTTGAAGTAATAATCAATTACAATTATTGCTTCGTTTCTATCTATTCAAGATATGTTTTCAGATAATGCTCCTTCTGCTAATCCGGTGTTTTTTAGAACCTACAGCAGACGCACGAAATTGGGCTATAGAGAAACATGGGGTCAGGTTTGCGATCGCACGGCAAAAGCAACTTCTGTAATTGGCAGATTCACAGAAGAAGAATGGGCGTTAATTGATAAATACCAACGTGAATTAAAAACCCTGTCTAGTGGTAGATGGTTGTGGGTTGGTGGTACAAAATGGATTGGAGATCCACTTAATGTTTATGGTGGGTACAATTGCTCTGGTACTGCTGTTGTTGATTGGGCAGCATTTGGATTGATCATGAATCTTGCTATGACTGGCTGTGGAACAGGGGCAGGTTTAGAAGAGAAATTTATTAGTCAATTACCAGTTATTAGAAATAAATTAACTGTTGAGATTAAACAGGAGATTGGCGCGATTGAGCCGCGCTTCAGGGAAGAAGAAACAGAGATATTTTACTACGAGGGCGATCGCACTGTAGATATAAATGTTGGTGATAGTCGGAAGGGTTGGGTTGATGCTTATAGAGGATTTTTAGAATTATCCTCAGACGAAAGAATTGTTGATGATTTAAAAGTCAATATTTATTTAGGTCATGTCCGCAAATCTGGGGAAAAACTAAAATCTTTTGGTGGCACTGCTAACCCTGCAAAATTAACTGATTTGTGGGAGAAGTTAGCACGGGTTCTTAATGGGGCGATTGGTAGAAAACTTAATTATGAAGAATGCTGTTTGTTGATAGATGAAGCAGCTATTGTGATCGTTGCCGGAAATATTAGGAGGAGTGCTGGGATTCGTCAATTTGATGTATCGGCAAAGCTTTTAAAATCTGATTTATGGCAACAAGATGAACAAGGTAATTGGTTTATTGACCCTGCCAGGGATGCTTTAAGAATTGCTAATCATACCCGTGTTTACCACCAAAAACCAACCAAGGAAGAATGTATTGATGCCGTGAGAAGTCAGTATTATTCTGGTGAGGGTGCTATCCAATGGGCAGGGGAGGCGATCGCACGAAGTAATGCAGATTTGTTAAATAATCCTAATCTTAAAAAAGAGTTCTTGGCTTCATATCAGGAATGCCCTGATGATGCTAAATTCATTCTTGGTTATATTGCCTACAAGAAAAATAATGGTGTTAGTTTAGGTGAAAAAGAATTAAATCACCGTATAAACCGTTGTCTGCTCAACCCATGCGGAGAAATAACGGGTTTTGACTTCATGTGTGATTTATCAGAAGTGCATCTAAACAATGTTGATCCGCTTAACTTTGAGGAACAGAAAAGCGCGTTCGAGGCAGGTGCATTAAATGTTGTTGCTTTACTTCATCAAAAATTCCCAGATGAGAGATATCAATACAGTCGGGAAATAGATCCCATTGTTGCAGTATGCCCAACAGGAGTATTTGACTTCTTTGTTAAATTATTCGGTGTTGATTGGCTGAAGTGGTGGGAAGCTGGTAGACCTGAAGAGTGGAAAGCTGAAGATAATATTAAATTGTGGTACGCGACTGGCTGCTTCCCGGAAGAGTCTGAAGGTAATATTTATAAGCGAATTGAGAAAAAGATTCTTTCTTGGTGGTCTGATATTGTTCATAAAAAAGCATGGGAATATTGCGATCGCCACAACCTCCGTCGCCCCAATAGATGTACCGCCGTGCAACCTAGCGGTTCAAAAAGTTTGTTAACGGGCGCAAGTTCTGGTTGGCATCCTCCAAAGGCGCAAAGATTTATCCGTCGTATCACCTTTCGTAAAAATGATCCAGTGGCATTAGCTTGTATTGACTATGGCTACAACGTCATCCCCTCCCAGTCTGACAAGGATGAGAATGGTAATTTACTCAATGATCCACATAGCCCTTTTTGTACAGAATGGTTGGTAGAAATTCCTACAGAAGTACCTTGGGCTAATCTGCCCGGTGCTGACCAAATTGATATATCCAAGTTTTCAGCATTAGCCCAGTTTGATTTTTGGATGCAAGTTCAGAAGCACTATGTAACTCATAACGCAAGTTCAACTATTGAATTGAGAGAAGGGGAAATAGAAGAATTAGGCGATCGCATTTACCGAGCAATTCAAAATGATGAGGGATATATCTCAACAGCATTATTAGCTCGGTTTGACGACCTGCAATCATTCCCCCGGCTGCCATTTGAACCAATAGACAAAGAAACCTACGATCGCTTATCCCAAGAAGTAAAAGCCCGACGCAAAACCGATGATTTTTGCGAGGCATTAGCCCATTATGACTTGGGAGAAATAGACCAAGCTGGTCCGGCTGGATGTGACTCTGATAAATGTATGTTTCCAATGGAGAAACCATGACTCAATTGACAACAGAACAACAATTCTCTATTCACTCATTTGCTCATCAGGTAAAACAAATGAGTGAGGCACAAGCGAAAGAGCTTTTGATAAAGCTGCATGAGCAAATGATTGTCCGTGAAGCGACTTATCAGGAATTACTCAAACATCAATGGGGTATTAGTAGCGTAGAGGAATTAGGATGATATTAAACGATAAGCAGATAACAGAATTAGCTCAAAAAGGGATGATTCAACCATTTGAATCTTCACTGGTTCGGGAAGTTGAGATATCTGGATATCCTGGTATGACCCAACGGATTCCGGTTGTTAGTTATGGTTTAGGCTCTTTTGGTTATGATATTCGTCTTAGTTCCAAGGAATTTAGGATTTTTAAGCATATTCCAGGCACGGTTATAGATCCTAAAAACTTTAATCCCGACAACCTTGAATCTGTCCAACTGCATCACGATCCTAATGGTAGTTTCTTTATTCTTCCAGGTCATTCCTATGGACTTGGTGTAGCGGTTGAAAAGATAGAAATGCCAGCAGACTTAACCGCAATCTGTTTAACCAAGAGTACGTATGCTAGGGTTGCGATCATTGCAAACCTTACGCCAATAGAAAGTCAGTGGCGAGGACATTTAACTATCGAGATATCTAATAATTGTAGTGCTGATTGCAGAGTTTATGCCAACGAAGGAATAGCGCAATTGTTGTTTTTAAAAGGTGAACCTTGCTCTGTTTCCTACCAAGACAGAAAAGGTAAATACCAAGACCAGCCAGAACAGATTGTATTCGCAAAGGTTTAATATGCAGTTAATTAAAGATTCCCGTTTTTTGGTTGCAATTGATAAAGATGCTAGTTCACCTAATCCACAGGTTGCTATCTGGAAGGGACAGCATCGTTGTGTTGCTGAAAAGTTTTTACCTGATGATCCAACGCCTTCCCCGGAAAAGTGTGCAGAAACAATTATTAAACATCAGTTAGCCGGAGATAGAGGTCATTACTCTGTTCTTAGAAACGCATTTGTTAAGTTTCATTGCTTGGGTTTTCCCCATAGTGCCGTTTCTCAAATCACAAGGCATCAGGATTCGGCTTTTCTGGTTCAATCAATGCGATATACAGGGAGACGGATTGTTGATTGTGCAGAATATGAATTACCTTTTGAAGATGTTTTTTATTTCCGACCAGTCGGCAGTTATTGCGATCGCCAGGGTAATAAGTACGATTACACTGCTGCTGATTTACTGGATGATAGAGCAGCTTCTTATAGATCAGCAGTTTTGTATAGTGAAAAGATTAGGGATGGACACTCTGAAGAACACGCTAGGGATTTTTTAACATATAACTTCCGTCAAGACTTCGATTTGAGTGGAGACTTACAAGCTATCTGGCATTTATTGGATCAGCGAACCAAAGCTGATTCTCAAGCGGAGGTCAGGACACTAGCTTGGATGATGCTGGATTGCCTCAAAGAGTTTACCCCTGAACTCACCCAGTGGTATTTAGAGAATAGAGCAGGGAAAGCTAGGTTAGCTCCATGATATTGGGATATGCCAAGACAGAAAGGTAATAAGGATTGGAGTGAAAAAGAGCAGGAAATATTAGATGAAAACCTTGGTTTTGTACCTCCGAGTCAAATAGTTGAAATCTTGGCTAGGCATGGTTTTAACCGCACAGAACAGGCTATTAAAAACCGATGCACTTTCTCTAATATTTCCTTTGCTTGCCATTATGATAATTTCTCCTTACGGAAGATTGCCGAATTGTTAAAAGTAAGTGCCTCTACCACAGGAAATTGGTACAGGTCTGGTCAACTTCCAGGTGAGAAGAATAATAAATATCAAGTGATGGTGCGATACGATGATATTAGGAAATTCCTGAAGAGTCGTAAGTTTAAAACTAAATTCGACCCTGACGGATTGAACTTTTTTTTGGGAGACAAATAATGGATATTGCTGTCAAGAAGATGCCCAGGGTGGCATTGTCTAAAAGGGATGAATTGCCTGAATCATCAGGGCTTTATTTTTTGGTTGATAATGCTGGTCGAGTTTATTATCTCGCTGCTTGCGATCGCATTAAATCAGATGTATTAGACAATCCGTTGCTAAAAGATTTTCTAGCGAGTAAAGCAGAATTTATTCATTACTTTCTGTGGCAAGACATAGAAGATTTATCTGACTGGGAAAATGAGTATTTGGTGAAATTAGATCCACCTCTAAACAGGGGTAGTGATGAATTACCTGTAACTAATCTCGGCTATTCAGAATCCCAGTTTATTGAACGGTATAAAGAAATTAATTTAACGATCGCTGAATTAGAAAAAGAGCGAGATGAACTTAGACCCAATATTGTCTCCTTAATAGAAAATAACGGTGACACCATCAAGTCCAATGGCATCACCGCATATCTAAATAGACGCACTACTTTTGAGTATTCTACAAGGGTGTCAATTCTCAACCAACAGATCAAAGAACTGAAAAAGGAAGAGGAGAAAACAGGTGTGGCCATTCCTAAGTCGGTCGTTGTTTTCCCTGTAGTTCGATGATTTTTCTTCCAGAGGAACAGCTACGACATATTTCGAGACTTCCCGGCGAAGGACACAAGCAACTTAGTTTGTAGAGGTTCCGAGGTTTAGTTGTTGCGTCCTCTTCTTGATTAACTGATACTATGCCTAGTTGATTGAGTTCTCTTAGATAGCATTGCAGGGTTTTTCTTTCGATATTGACTTCTTCTGCGATGTCTTGAGATACAGACACCCCTCTTGTAAACAAAACATCTATTACTATCAATAGATTGGTATATTTACATCTTGGCATGGGATTAACTTCTTAATTGTACGGGCATGGCTAAATAAGTCATTTTCAATCCACCCACAGGTGTAAAAATAACTGGGGTTAAACTCTGATTTAAGTGCATTTGAATTTCTGAAGATGGTAATTCTTTTAACCCTTCCATGAGATATTTGACATTTAAAGCAATGTCTATATTTCCTCCAGATATTTGGGCTGGCATTGATTCTGTGCCACTACCAACATCTTGAGCTTCACAAGATAGGGTTATTTCTTGATTTCCGTTATCAATGCTGAGTTTGACAATATTATTTTTCTGGTCTGCTAACACTGCAATTCGTTCTAAGGTGCTGATAAATCGCTTTTTTTCTAATGTAACTTGGCGTTCAAATTGGCGAGGAATTAATTGCCGATAGGCGGGATATTGTTCTTCTAAGGTGCGGCTGGTTAACCGTTGATTTTGCCAAGCAAATGCTACTTGTCCTTGATCTAAATATACGGCTACCGTTTCTTCTGAATTGGCGTGTTGGACTAACATCCGTTGTAGTTCTCGTAATGCTTTGGCTGGTACTGTGACTTCTAACTGTTCGCTACCCTTTACAGGACGTTCATTTGTGGTTTCTAACACTGCTAAACGGTGTCCGTCGGTGGCCGCAAATTCTAAGGTGTCTTGTTTGAGGGTTAAATGTACACCGGTGAGGACTTGCTTGGTTTCATCGGAACTGGTGGCAAATAAAGAACCTTTTAAACCCTCAATTAGTGCCGCAGTTGTGAGGTGAATTGCTTCGGCATTTTCCATAATTGGTAATTCGGGAAATTCTTCTGCACCCATAGCCCGAACTTGATACTTGCCGCTTCTAGGTTTGAGGGTAACAATTATACCTTCTCCTCCTGCATCGCCAGAGGCATCATCAAGGGTAATTTCCCCTTCTGGTAAGCGTGAGGTGATGTCTACCAGGAGTTTGGCAGGGAGGGCAATTTCTCCACCTTCTAATACTTCGGCTGTAAAACTGGTACAGATACCTAAACTGAGGTCAAAGGCGGACAAACTAACTTGGCTAGTATTAGCGTCTGCCTTTAATAAGATGTTAGCCAGGACTGGGTGAGTTGGTCTAGATGGGACTGCACGACTGACTAGGGAAAGGTTACTGCTGAGATCCGATTGAGAACAGGTTATTTTCATGGTTGTTTTTGGATAGAGTAGTTGATGTTCGAGTCGAATATTTTAGAATGGGATGTCGTCTGGTTCTGATGTATCTTGATTAGTTGGATTAGTTGGATTTACTGGTGCAGGTGCAGCCATTGGGCTTGATGCTCCACTATTAACCTTTTCAAATTTCTGAACCACTAATTCCACTCTTTTTTCTTTGAATCCTTCTGGGCGGTCAACTGTATTAATTTGAAGACTTCCTTCAAATATAACTACATCACCCTGCCGTAATTCCTGATGAAAAGAGGTTGCTGTTTTCCCCCAGGCGATCGCTCTCAGGGTATAAGTAGTTTCTTTCCCTTCAAATGAAACTACTGTTTCTGAGACTTCTTTGCTGTCAATTGTGTGTCTAAGCTCTGGGGAATATTCGAGTGTTGCTAATAGGACTGTGTTATTCATGGGTTAATTCTTTGATGAGGTTAAGTCTATCTTCTGCTGGAAGTTCTTCAAGCTTTTTTAGTGTTCCAACTAATTCACCCGTGCGAACAGCCCCTTTAGCTTCTTGGCAGAGTTGGTATCCCAATCTTTTGATTAGGAAGCGTTTTTCTCTGGTATTTAGATTTTCAAAATAAACACCATATTCTTGCTTGAACTTTTCAATGCTATAAGCTTTCTCTGTTGTGTCGGGGTAATCTAGTTGAGCCATATTGCTCCTCGGTGTTTTTTAGAAGTAACCATTCTAATTTCCATATTCTAACTCTTTTTATGACCTGAATTTTATGGAAAATAGAAAGTCTTTTGTTGAAATGTTCATCTGATTTTCTCCATTCTCCTCTTTGGTGAAAATCATTCGCCATGTCACCTTCTAAGTTGTAAAAAACCTTTTCTGTTTCCAGTTCTTGCCCCAACACAGAAATTGGCATTAGGAGATATTTGCAGAGGAACTTTACCTCTTCTATCCAATAGTTAATCATTATCTTCGCTGGATAAAATAAGGGGTTTTACTTCTGTTTCTGCTAAACGTAATCTATTGCTTGGTTTACTGGCGTTTGGTAGAACTCTGGTAATGTAGTCTGAACGCAAGAAGTCCTGTAAACTTTCTACTGAAACCATGTGGTTCTTTGCTTGCAACCCTCTCTCGCTTACCCACTTTAAAACAGTGCTGTGGTGTACACCCAATAGTGATGCGGTGTAGTCGTAGTTGAATGATTTGAGGACTAGATCCTCTCCAATTAACTTTTTAATTTCCTTGGGATCTGCCTTCACGATCGCGTTGAAAACCGTGTTAGGGGGATTTTCCAGGAATGCCCTTAAATCCTCTTTATTTATTATGTAAGTCCAACTCTCTTGATAAGCAGGTAACAACCCCTTCCGCACCCAGTTGCTTACCGTTAGGTAGTTTATTTTCAGAACTTCAGCTATCTGTCTGATAGCAATACCCACTTCTTTTTTCTCTTTAGGTACTCTAATCTTTTTCCGCCTAGTGGGTTTAGGTAGTCTTACCTCTTGTTGGGTAGTTTTGGGTGTTTCTACCCTGGGTAAGGGTGTGTGAATGTCAATCCCTGCCAACTTTGCTAGTCGCAATTCTTTCTTTAGCTCAATATCATCTCTTGTAGCCATAGTCATAGCCTGCCAGCCCTTTTATTTGATTAAGCGGTCTTGAGTGACCGGATTAGCGATCGCACAACCTCACTGGTAGTAAGGTCTTTCTGTCTGCAATAATTTTCCAGAATTTCCTTGTCTTCTGGTTTAACGAGTGCGTTCACGCGCTCCGTCAATCCCCTCGATTTACTCATATCTGATTTCCTTTTTCTTGCTAAAGAACATAATATAATATATTATATTATTAATTTAGCAAGAAAAACAATACCAAAAAGTAATACTTTTGGGGGATGACATGAAATACCGAATATCTATGTATGCCGTCTGTAAAAAATACCAATGCAGAGCTGACACAAAATTGTATCCCGTGTATAATAGTAAAAGTGCAATAGAGAATAACCCTACGACAATCGGGTTGGCAGGCTTTTGTGTCGCAGGGTTATCCAGAGAATGTTAGGGCGGTAAACCAAAAAGGTTTCCCGTCCCATTTTCGTTTCTATTTAATTCTCCAAGGTCATTATAATGCAAATAATCACTACAAGCAATACCCTAGAGATAGGTGTCAAAGCATCTGAATTTAAGTTAGAATCTCAGATCGTAAGTTCCAGCAACACGGAAATCGGTAATTTCTCAACTGCACCAACCCAAGAACTGCATCAAAAAGATAAAGAACCTGCATCAACTAGGGAGGAGGATGCTATGAAGCTCCTGTCCCGGTTAGTATCAGGTCAAGAAATCTGGGTCAAGAATCGCAAGGGTGAGTTTTTGGCATTTGATGGTGCGATCGCGGATGTCGAGTTTTGTGATACTGGCAAAATGGAGCAAGTGTGTGGACTTGATATTTCCTTAGTCCCAGAAAGACCAATTAACCCCACAGAGTCCGATATCCTGGAATTTATTCAATCTTTTGCAACCTCTGTTTGCGATTCTCAAATAGCTGAAGCATTGGATTTGGTTGAGATTCAGGTGAGGGGATTCGCTAGAAATCTGATTGGATTTGGTTTAATCTCATCTTTTGTAGATCAAGAAGGTGATACTTGGTATTCTGCTAAGTCTGCTGCGGCTGAAGTCTGCAAGGATATGGAGGAGATTGCTAAAGTTCGAGTCGAACTTAATGGAAATCCAGTCGTTGATGACGTATTTTTGTCAGCAGGTGATTTGGATATTGAGATTGAACTCCAGTCAGTTGACCTACCGTTTACCGATTATGACGATAGCGAAGTACCTTTAACTAAAGACCAAGCAAGATCAATAGTTGATGAAATAAACCACGATATTGTCGAGCTAAAAGGAATTGTTGGGCGCACAAGAGATGGAGTTAGAATCAATATTCAAACCCTAGATAGTGGGAAGGGCTATTTAGCTCTGGGCTTTGAGAATATGTCAGCCTTGTTTGAATCTGATTTATTCGCCGAGTCCCGTTCTACCTGCCAAAAAGAATGGCAGGTAGGTAGGGTAGAGAAAGCTTTAGGAAAGGATACAGGTACTTTGGTTCTGGAGCATGGCTTAAAACTATTTCCTGTTTTTAAGAAAAAACCTGAGAAACTGGAAGAAGTTTATCAAGCAGCCGTTGAGGAGGCAGGTACGGAATCTGATTTAAACGCTCGGTGTATTCGGGATGCGATCGCCCAAGTTGCCCCAGAACTTAAGCCTAAATCCAAGGCTAAGAGTAAAGTTGTTCAAGATGGTGGTTCGCGTCGCTTTGATGTGGTTCTACCTGGGATGAAGATCCAGATACAGAACGACGATACTATTCATGATTTACTGGAATTAGACCGACCAGTGGAAGAAGTTATTTGTCAGGGAGCGATTGAGTTGATTATGGAAATGATGGGCTTTACGCTTCGTGAGGATGCGATCGCTCACCTTGTTGAGAGAGAGAAAAATAAAAACTGCTAATGAGAAAGCCCCGACCGTTCGGGGCTTATTTTTGTAAACAATCTGTTAACTACTGTCTTGCTATTAAATAGCTTTCAAAAAAGCGATGAAGTTGCTCTGTCGTATTTATTTCTGTTTCCCACAAGTAAGGGAATAGTTTGCTCTGATCTCCTGGGTCGAAATCAATACTAAATTCTGGATTGTGGCAGACAATTAATTTGTTCTGACGTGGCATCAAAACAATTTCATATCTTTTCCCTTTTTTGTAGCCAACATATTGATCTCTCTGAATGAAAACTAACTCTGTGAAATCATCTAAATAGTCTCTTGCGAGAGAATATAGATCGGAAGAATCGCCTATTACCTTGATATCAGTTGACAAGATATTAGGAATCCCATCAATAACTTCTACTATTTGATTTATACAGAATTTCATACTTTCCTCTTTTTCTTTTCTTGGTATCGTTTGCACCTGATTGATTCTACACTTCGTCCCGTTTCCTGTGCTGCGAAAAATGCCTCTCCTTTTTTGCCAATTCCAGCGATCGCTAACTCCACTTCCTTTTGTGAGTAATGGTTAAATGTTTTCTTGGGTTTCAACCCCAACTTCCCCATCAACCATTTCATCTGTTGATACCTGCACCCTACTTTGCGACTTAATTCCGCTATTGGGATTATTTGATGATGTGCCTTGATGTAGGTTATTTCATCTTCAGTCCAGCGACGTACATTTTCCCTGGTTCTCATGTCGCCACCTGGATTTTTAGTTGTATGTAATTTACCTCATATCCATGCTCTCTTTCTAGCACTTTGAGAGCATCTTTGATGTGGTAGGACATCTGCCCAAACCATTTAGGACAAGGCGATTCTCCCATTAAGTCACAATATGAGTCATGAGCTTCCATCGCATCCAAAATACTGGTCTTAATATCAAACGCCAATCGGTTCAGTTTCTCCTTGACTCGATTTTTTGTAGTTGTACTAGAATCGTTCCACCAGATACTATTCTCAATTTCTATGTATGATTTCGATAGCGCGATCGCAGCAGTCAGATGTAATTTGATATCTGCCAATAATTCGTGTTCCACTTTGAGGTGATTATTGGCAACAACTAAAGCGGCATTTGTTATTACCATTACGCCACCTTTTCCCTGATGCTTGTTAATATCAAATCTTTAACGAACTTTTGGTGAGCGCACATTCTATATTTGTCCCCCCAATGTGACCACTCGCATTCGCATCTTTCTCTGGGATCTGGAGCGTAAGGTCTTACCGTGTATCGGTTCTCTCTAGTAACCTTTTCCTCTCCTTGGAAATGTTGACTGAGGACTACAAACTCAGGGTATCCTTGCTCATTTGTGAGCCACCCATCTAACTGTATTTTTCTTTCTTTTTTCATATTAAGCACCTGCCAGCACTGAGAACAGTATATATTAATTTACGATAAAATGTAAATACTTTTTTGCAATTAACGGTAAAAGTGGTATTCTGGAAGCATGAAAATATCACTACTCTCCCAAAAAGGGGGTGTCGGTAAAACCACGCTGTCAATCCACCTGTGTCACGCTCTGTCGCTCAAAGGGTTTAACCCAATTTTGATAGACAGCGATCCTCAAGGATCTTCCTTGGACTGGTCATTAAGGAGGCAAGGGGAAAGATTGTTTCCAGTGGTTGCACTTGACCGCCCCATTATCCATAAAGAGTTACCCAGTTTAATGAGGAGTTACAATTTTGCCGTAATTGATGGTGCGCCCAGGTTATCTAGCTTGACTCGCTCGGCAATCATGGCATCTGACCTGATTGTTATTCCTGTACAGCCCAGTCCCTTGGACGTTTGGGCGATACATGAAGTTATTGAGCTTATCAAGGAAATACCAGAGGATATCCTGAATGAAAACCTAAAAACTGTGTTTTTGGTTTCTCGGAAAATCGTGAATACTGCGATCGCTAGAGATTTCCTGGAGGTGTTAGCTACCTACGATATTCCTATCCTCAACTCACAAATTGCTCAACGGGTTGTGTTTGCCGAAAGCCTTGCTTCAGGTAGCACGGTTTTAGAAGTAGCACCATTCACTCAAGCAGCTAATGAAATTAGACAACTTTGTAAGGAGATATTGACGTATGGCGACGAAGAAAGTGCCAATCACGATTAGTCCATCGGTGGCGATGAGAAGTCAACTTAGTCAAGCTGATGAATGGGTTAACGAAAAAGATAGTGGGATGAAGAATTTTACTTTCTTTATCCCTGCTGCAATGAAAAAGAGGTTAGATATCTTGGCGGTCAATAAAGAAGTGCCTATGAAATCGTTGATAGTTGATGCGGTGGCAGGTGATTTATCTTTGTTGGGTGAAATTTCCTCTTATCCACTACCACCAAAAACCAAGAAGATATCTATTAACAATATTCCTGCTGATCTTCACTCTAAGCTCAAAACCTTTGCCATTGAAAGGGGTGTGAGTATGCAGGATATTCTTATTCATTTGATTCAGGATATTTTGAAAAAATAGTTGCAGGTTGCGGTATTTACCGCTATACTGTAAATAGTAAACAAAAGGGCTGGCAGGTCATGAATCAAGATTATATTCCGCATCGTGGTAGTGGCAGAAAGGGGGCTGAATAATGAAGGGAAAGCCAATTTCATTTAGTCCTGCGATGGTGCAAGCTATCCAAGAAAATAGAAAAACACAGACCAGAAGGATAGCTAACAATCTCGGAAAACCACCTTACGAGAAAAGCGATCGCTTGTGGGTTCAGGAGAACTACCGTCTATCAAAAGACGGAGATAAATACTGGTGTGAGTATGACGACGGCGCGAAAAAGTTAGTTAATTTAAGCACGGCTGAATTAACTAAATTGAGGAAACGGAAAACGCCACACTTCAAAAAGCAACCAGGAAGATTCATGTATCGCTCTTGTAGTCGCATCTTATTGGAAGTGACAGACGTTTATAGTGAGCAATTGCAGAATATTTCTGATGAAGATGCGATCGCAGAGGGGATTGAGAAAATCAGCGAAACACAATACAGGAATTATGTAGAAACGACATATCCTTTAGTGTATCCTTTTGCTTCATTTCATAGTCTATGGCAGTCAATTTATGGTGCTAAATCTTGGCTAGATAATCCTTTTGTTTGGGTGATTAAGTTTAAGCAGTTGGAGGCGAACTAATGGAAGATATCGCTTACAAAATCGCAATGCTTGAAACTGAGGTTTTGTTTTACAAGATGATGACCGGATGCTTGGCTAAAACTTTGGCCACAGATGAAAATGATGTAGTTGACAAAGAGTTGTACAGGCAAATTCAAGTTAATGCGTCCAATCATGTGGTTGTCTTGATAAATCAAGATTCTGGTAAGGCTCAAGATTGGGTTAACAGAAATGTTTTTGACTTTCGGACAAAGATTGATATGGAGATGAAAAATGATTGACAATCAATTAATATCTGACAACTTCCTTTTATCCCCAATGGGTAAACCAGAGACATCTGGATATAAAGAATTTGATGACGAGTACAGAGGATGGAGGATTTGGCTTGATTGTCCCAATGGCGGAATATTGGCGGTTGATATTCTTCATTATGAACGGGGTCTGTGGTTAGGTTGCTCTACTTGTGAAAAGTTTGATTATGATGACGATGAAGGTATTGTTAATTATGCAAAAGAAATAATTGACAAAATAGAATCTTTTCTGGATGGACTGTCTGGTCAATTATCGTTGCTTGAGGTGGTGTAATGAAGATTGAAGTTAACGCAAATGGATGGCTAATGATTGATTTTGGTTTCCTAGAAATCAATTCCAGTGGAAGACAAGAAGGTGAGTACCCATTTGGCTGGTTTGATGTTAATTTCTATTATTTTCATCCCACAACCAAAATAGTAAAAAGGTTGATTTTTACAAAGCCTGTGTTAAGTGACAACAGTAATCCGCCGTTTTGATTTTTGGAAAATATGCGATCGCCTTTATTCAGTTAGAGCGATGCAGTTAAAAAGCAACGTAATTTAGGAGTGGTTAAAATGCGCGATGAATTGAAAGAAACTGTTGAAACTTTGGTAAATGAAATTCTTGACTACGAAAGTGATACTTTTTCTAGTGGAGCTAACGTAGTCACCAGAAAAGAAGCTGAACACATGGCGGCACAAGTGATCAGTAATTGCTTTGATAAATACGATGGATATTGTGTACAGGATTTACTGGACAATATTAGGGGAGAAGAAGATTAATCTTGTAGGTTTATCGAAATGAAATAAATATGCGATCGCAATTATTAAAGCGATCGCACATAAGGAGAATTATGAAGAAACCAATAGCAATGAGACAGTATAGGTTAACTATCGTACCTTACGACAATAACGCTAGAAAAATCTGTGAGAGATTAAATGATATTTGGGGTCATGGCGTTTTCCGTGAGTGCCGTAATGATAATGAGATATCACACCTTGGGTATCTTAAATGGGATGATTGGGAAAGTGATATCGCTAAGATTCAAAAAGATTTTCCCGATATCAAAATCCAAGTAGAAATTGATTAGTTTGGCAACAAGATAGTTTCCCATCTAGAAAATATGCGATCGCAATTATTAAAGCGATCGCACATAAGGAGAATTATGAAGAAACCAATAGTCATCGTTTGTGAAGTGCCTGGTGAAGACCCAAGGGTAGTTATAAAGTTCGATGATTACCAAGAAGCCGTTAATCATCTAGCAATGCTGAATCAAGAAACAAACACCAATCCTTATAGAATTTTCTGATTGATGTTGATATGCGATCGCGCAAATACGATCAAACACAGGAATAAGGAGAACAATAAAATGCAATCAGTAACTTGATAAGTATAATTAAAGGAGTAATTGATTACTCCTTTTTTTATTAATTAACCTTGTAGATCCAATAATGGGAAATATTGAAATATGGGATCAGATAAGAAATGACTCGAACTTGGGGAATCACAAGAGAAATTAATTAATATTTATGTGGTTATTGGGAAATGACGATCTTCCCCATGTGGCAGTAGAGTCAATTAGCGGACTACCCTTGGCTACATTGGGCGGAGCAAAGAGAGATAATATCGGATTATGCCTTATTGATATACCTGATTTAATAACCGGGGGTTTGTCGGCTATCACGATAAATACTGCGGTAGTAACGGTAAGTGACACCCTTGCCGTATTTGAAGTTACCTATGGCAACAATGTTTTTACTCTCGCCGACACCGACACACCCCAACCCGGACAATTCACTTTTGATCACAGTACCCAACAAATAACCCTGCACACCAGCACGGCGTTACCGATAGGAATGAATGCAGTAGTTAGAGGTGGGAAGAACCTTACACCAGCGATCGCACATGGTTCTGGCTTACCTCCTGCGGTAAATACTGCTTTACCTTTAGAAACAAATTATGTTAGCCCTGGATTGTTTTGGTTGTTTTGGGGATTACCCATAATTGGTACTATCAATTGGGGTTGTTCCTTTGAGCAGCAGCCATCAGGAAGCATCAATTTATTTGTCCCAAGGTCAAGTATTGGTACGGTGCGATCGCGCTTCGCTAGAGGAGAGGAACTGCAATTTGCTGGTATAGGTTTTAGTGTCAACGCCTATAGTGAAAAATTATTGAATACAGAGGAATATCCTGGTGGGTTCTACGAGGTAGGAGTTAGTCTAACTGGTTGGTCTAACCAATATAAATATTTAAAGCCAGTATTATTGAAAGACCAATTTGATGCGGATTGCTCATTAATTGCTAATGGTGATTCAATTACTTTCGGTTCTGGCACGGCAACCAAAACAAGCGTTAGCTCTCTATCAAAAAAGAATGGTGTCAGTGTTAACCTTGTTGGGGAGAAGTGGGATGTGAGTATTCCTGCTGGTGCTGCGGCTGACGCTACAACCAGTTGGCAAGGGGAAATGCAATCTCGACTGAGAGTGAATGGAGCATTTATCAGCTATTGCTCTCCGGGTGTGGTTAAAGCCAAAGGTATTAATTCCGTTTCCCGGTGGAGTTTTCACGTACCTGAGTTTGAAATCGCCTACCAAGGGGAGATTAAACCTGTTCACTGGAAAGTAGACGGGCAGTTCTCTAAAGAAGCAAACAATGAAGACACAGAAGATACTCAAAGCAAGAATGTAGTAACTAGCGCCGAACCCAAGTGGCAGAAGAAAGAACCATTTACTGAGATAGTAACCAATGGTGATGAAAATGCAGCTACTTGTCCTGATGTGGGGGGAGAATTAAAAGATCCTAGTTCCAATTTCGATACATCTGGACCAACTAAGAGTTTAGAAATATCTGTGATGATAGACGGTTCACCTTTGTCTCGCAGGAATGTAACCTTTGGTTATGCTTACACCGCGTATGACATTTACGAAGGTGAAGACTCCGATACTGAAACGCCTGTTTTCTCTGGCGCACCTGAGAACTATTGGCAGATTATTAAAGACCAGACAGAAAACTTCTACTATGACGATAAAACTGGGTATTTAACTGGTAGTCAGATACATGGTTGGCAGTTGGTAAGGTTTAAAACAGAGTCTTTCAAAGTTGGTGAAGTTGCCAATCCCCCAACCGTAGTAGGTAATGCGGAAGATGCGGATGTAGAGGATGTCCTGTCACTGGAATATTACAAGTTCCGACAAGCACCTATAAACGGGTTTAGCGAATATTATTTATTGCAACACTCCGATTACTACAAAGATGTTGAGCCACCACCAAAAGTACAGTATCCGGTGTGTACTAAAGCGGGAATTAATCAATGGGTGAAAGAGTACAAGGAAGTTGTAGACCCTAACTGGATTCCTTCAATGTTTGTTAAAAAGGAACAGAGGTTTGTTAATACTTTTTTCTCTATCAAAGATCCATTAAATCGGCTTAAAGAAGAGGATGAGCCAAGAAACCCAGATTTAACCACAGGGGAAGAATCCTACCAATCCAGACAAATTTATATTTTGGCATCGGCAAATACTACGATGCCGAGATTGGTTTTTGATTTATTCGACAAAAGTGATACTGCACCAGATAGATATTTAGAATACAACAAACAATATAGTGCCAGTGGTCCACAATTTAATAGTGTGGCTGAAGAGGTAAAGGCATCCCAACAGTCGGGTAGACCCGGAATAGCTACAAAACGAAATATTACTTATGACAGGGTTAAACCTGAAGGTGTTGATTTCAGGGTTAGTTCCGGCGGAGGTAATAACTCTGGGACAAAATACGAGTTTCATCTATTGTCGGGAAAGGATATTAATGACGTAGTTGACGGGTCTGTGTCTTACCCTTATGCAGAAACAAAAGCGGATGCTATTAGAAATGCTGAAACTGAATTAACTATTCAACGTATTCAAGAAGTTGGTTCTGCTTCGGCAGTTATACCGTTTAATCCAGATATTCGTGAATTTGATAAAGTGACTATTTCCACTGGTTATGACAGTTATAGGTTAAGAGTTTTATCATTTTCCAATAGTGTGGAAATACATGGTCAATTAGATGGATTACCGTTTGTTACTTCTGATGGCACTAAATTGTCATTGGGGTTAGATCAGTCCGCTAGTTTTACTATGCAAGAAAAAGCTATTCCTCAGCCAAAAATAACCCCAGCCGGTGATCCCAGTAAAAAGGGATTAACACTAGGCTGGGTGAGTAATATTGTTCTTAAAAACAGGAGAAGACCATGATAACTAAAATTCAATTAGAAGATGCGATCGCTCAAATGTTAAAGTCCAGTCGCCCCACGATTACTTTTTCAGATAATTCAATAACTATTAGTCAAGATGGAAATTCCCAGGTTCTCCGGGGGATTCAACGGAATAACTCTGGGAATGTAATTAGGTTGAAGTAGTATCAATCCTGCCAATATCTACTAATTTTCTTTGTTAGCTTCCGGGGAGAACTGCTAAACTGCTTGCCTTCCCGAAATGCTTTTTGCTTGCTACGGTTTAAGGATTTCACTTCACTCTTGGATAAATCCTCCCACGCTGCTGAAGGTAAATATTTTTTAACTACTGTTCGCCCGCTCTTGGTTTTCCGATAGCTCTTACCTCCATCGGCGGTTCTCCATTTTTGTTTAGTCCACTTAACCATACTGTTGCTGCGGGTTTTCTTGCCCTTATAACCACCACCTTTATCTTTGTATATCTTGGTGGCTAATTGCATGGCTCTAGCACTATGTTTTCCACCCATTCGAGCAACGGCTGTACGCTTGGCTTGTTCCCATAATCCGGGCTTGGTTTTGGTGGCAGTATTGAATTTGGCTGTTTGAATGTATGACTCCAGCAGTCCAGGCATAGGCTTATTGGTAATTAATGTATTAATTCCCTAAGATGCACTGGAATAGAGTGGCGCGATCGCACTCTTGTTAGTGAGTGCGATCGCCTATCAAAAGTGCGATCGCTGTTATTTACTAAATTGCTTCAATTACAGATGGATACCACTTTAACGATGTCACAGATTTATTGTGTCCTTTGGCTGTATCCATGACAGTTTGAGAATATCCTTTACCTTCCTCTGTTGGCTTCCAAGCGGGTTCACTTCCATTCGGGTTTTTAAATTGTAAACCTTTATCTACTAGGAGTTTGTTCATCTTTTGCGCTGACAATTTAATGCCAGTTTTAGCTTCGTATAGTTCTGCTAGTTTTCCATGTCTAACTAACTCGTCTTCGATGGGGATACTTAACAACTTCTTGGCTTCTTCCATTGCAGGTGCAAGCTCCGGGTAAATCTTGGAGAAATAATTAGCCTTAACACCAGCAATTAATCTGGAGTCTGTTCCTGTAGGTATCAAAACCAAGTCAATAGCAGTAGCACTTGCTTGTAAGTAAAGAGGGTTGCTTAGTTCTTGGTTTATTTGCTCCACTTGCTTGGGTTCTTGTCTTTTCCATCCTGTCTGTTGTTGTATCCAAGACCGGACACCAATACCAGTAAAAGCAGTGTCAACCATTTCCGCTTGTTTCTTGCATCTTTGTCCAGCTTTATAAGCGTAGTATTTGGCTATGATCGCGATCGCTAAATCAGGAATACCATTTTCAGTCCAAAACAAAATCCCACCAGCATCAAAGCCTTGCTCTGTAAGCAGTGCAACCAATTTACTAGGAGAAATCCCACCAGCAGTTTTAAGCGATTCCAGTAAACTTGTATGATCAACATCCATCAACCTAGCAACTGCACGAATTGACGCTTTACCTTTTCCGGTTGCATCAACAGAGATTTCATTTTTGATCTGATCAACGATTAATGCTAAATTAGTCATAACAGATTAACCCAGCCCTTTTGGGTGAAATGTTTGCCAGCGATATAACCTCTTTGGTGGTCTTAACCCACCTCTGCGGTGCTGGTATTTTAATATTATACAACAGCTTTGGTATAAATCAAGTAAAACATAGACCAATAAATAATTCTGTTGACAAAATGTAAAATATCTCCATAATGATATTTATAGGAGTTAAGTAATTGTGTTATGAAGAATAAAGTTAAGTCTGTTGCAATGCACGAAGTTAGGAACACATTGCCAAAAATCAGAAGACAAGTCCAAATTGGTGGTGCGACAATTCTCCCCACTTATCACAACGGTGTCGTTGGTGTGTTTATTAGCGTCCCTACTTCAAAATCATTATTTATCCAAGCGTCAGAAGAAGTGCCAATAACTAAATTCAGGCAATCCGCTACTGAATACTGGGAAAGACTGCAAACTGAAGTTGAGTGCATCTATCTAACAAACCACTCAAGAAAGGTTGTAGCCTTTGTTTCAACCAAGTTTATTCCTGACTTAAAGATAGAACTGCCCACTATCAAAATACTGGATTGCGGACTTTCGTAATTTATCACCAAGGGAACTACAGCCATGTTCCCTCAAGTTCGACTCGAACATGGCAAAAGTCACTTACGCTAACGGCAGGCAACAACTACCATTCAATAACTCAAAAGTAGTAGTTTCCACCGGAGGCACAAGCACCCAGGCGCGATCGCTCTACTTTGCAATTCAAGGACAAAACCCCGCAGGTAAAAACCTGTTGTCCTCGGTTGTCGGTCCAATAGCGATCGCATCAGGTCAACAAGTCACAATCACGATTGACACCAACTGCCGATTAGCAGGTGAGTGGTGGACTGATTTTGTGATATCTGCAAACACCACTAACGATGTCACCACCTTTGTACAAGTGGCCAAGATTCCTGGGAATTTGACACTACCGCAAACAGTGGTATTGAACAGCGATGAAGATTTTAAATTAAGCAATATAGTAGCCACCCCAAGTAATTTACCAGCAGCAGCCGATGTCCTTCATGGTGCATTACGTGGTATCACTTCATTGGATGCAGTTTATGAATATGATGCTTTCTCGACTAAAACAGCAAATGGTATTAATGTACTTACGGCTACTACAGGTAGATGGCTTCTCAAAGGTGTTAGTTTTTCTTCTTACGTGGCTTCAGTAACGGGTATTGGTGGTTGCGCTCAAGATGTTAATGATTTAGCACCAGATGAGGTAATTCTGCCTACCTACGCAGTAGATGGAACTGTCGGAACAACTCAGAAGTTTTGGCTTGTAAATGACAGTACCGCAAATGAACCCGCAGGACGTAGGGTAGGCGTTACTGTCTTGGTAAACGATGAACCTAAAACTACATTATTCAATAATCTAATTAAAGTTATATTTCGTGGATATGCCGATACCGAATTAGGAACACTCCGCACTACAGATACATTAAGCAACCCACTTTATTTGCTAGATCAGGAAGTAGGGGTTAAAGCCAGAAAATCTAACTTAATTCTGTCAGATCCTCTTGCCCCTGATGAGGCGATGGTGTTGGAGTTTTACCCTAAATTCTCGGCATCTGACCTGAATAAATTAATCCCTAGAGGTAGCGTTATTGCTCTGTTCCCATTCTTCTATGACCAAGCAGGAGAATATACAGAAGCAGGTGCGCCTCTAGGGAATTTGATTTACAACAGGGGCGATTATCGTTTACTTGTTCCTGGAGTTGGGTTACTGGCTAAAGCCCTACCCGGTGGTGGGATGGTAGAGTTTATCAGTTTCCTTGATACTCCTGAATCAGTAGTTGCTGGTTTTGCTAATAATAAAAATAATCAAATTGTTGCTGTCAATGGTAATGGTGTCGTCCTTCAATTAACTGTTCCTTCACCTAATCAAGCTGCGGTTGATGCTGCTATTGGTATGGGATTGGCTTCAACCTTGCGATCGCTCGGCATTATGGACGAAACAGAGGATGTTAGAGCGATAATAGGGACGGCAAACGGTGAAGGATTTGCAACTGCATGGAGTGGAAATTTTGCTAATACAGGTAATCAGGTATTCACTATTTCCTCTGCATATCCTTGTAATGCAGATGGTAATGGTACAATTCGGAGTGATTACCCTGATACCAGATTAAGGGGTAGAACTGGTTATTTTAATCCAGGTGAAGTTGTAATTTACGTCAAGAGGGTCAGTAATGGTGAAATTCGTAAGTTTACTGGTTCTGTCGTCACCATAGGTACAAGTCAATCATTCTCTATCCCCAACTGGAGTACAGGGACAGTTACCACTGTTGCCGTCCCCAGCGATGATTCTTTTGGGCTGTATGCCCCTGGTACACCAACTGCCACTATTACCACAGGAACAAGTGATTACGCTGCTGGTAATTACCAATTTGCGATCGCCTTCAAATACACTAATGTTATTACCAGCATCTCCCATAGTGAATACGATGGTTGTTTGTTGACGTTAGATGATATTGACATGGCTAAATTGGTACTGCGATCGCGTGACAGTACCCGAATTTTAGCGGGAGAAGGTGTACCATCTCCGTCTTTGGATATAGACGGTAGTTTCTATCTTGATAAATTAAATAATGATTTTTATGGACCTAAAACGAGTGGGGTATGGGGAACTCCTGTTTCATTGGTTGGGACTCCTGGATATAACGCCTATACAGCCACTACCGCAAGCTTTTCAATTCCCAATATCGGCAACACTGTAACTATTTCAGTTGCTAGGTCTGATTGGATGGTTGTAGGTCAATTAATTTATATTGAAACTGCGGGTAGTTTTACTATTACTGCAAAACCTAGCTCCACGTCGGCAACTATTCAAAATAATGGTTATCAAGGTAATGCGGCTGCAACTACTACAATTACCACAGCTAAAGGTGTGTCTCCTAGTGGTGCAGTAGGCTTGACTGGCGCACCTGGAGGATACACAACTACTACCTCAAGTTTTGTGCAACCGTCGGCAAATAGTAATGTCACAGTCGCGGTAGTTGATAGTACCTGGATGTCGTCTGGGTTGACTATCTACATAGAAAATGGTGGTTATTATTCAGTGATATCTAAACCTAATGCAACTTCTGTGATTGTTGCCAACTTAGGGTATTCAGAAAATGCTAGTCCTGGTACAACGATAGCTACAACTAAAACGGTTTCTAGCAGTGGTGTGAGGGGAGCAACAGGACAAACGGGAGCTACAGGTGCTACAGGAGCGACAGGAGCTACAGGTGCAAATGGGACTAATGGTGTATCTAGCTACACTTATATAGCTTATGCTGAAGATACTAATGGTACAGGATTTACCAATACTTTTAGTAGCACTAAGGATTTTATAGCAGTAAAAACTACAACATCACCAATTGCTTCTCCTATTGCAAGTGACTTTACTGGTTTATGGAAAAATTATAAAGGTGCTACAGGTGCGCCGGGTAGCATTACAGCCGCTTCTGAGGTAACACTAACAGAGGTAAATGTTGATGCTACAACAGCAATAGATCAAATAAAAATTTTCAATAAATTAGGGGAACTATTAGCAAGAAATGAAAGTGATGGCACGATAATCAAATTAGGTAATTATCAAAATACATTATTTTTACTACCAACCACAGCACCTACAACGCCAGCTACAGCTAGAGGCTTATTTACGGATACGGCGGATGGATTATTAAAAGTTAGAGATGCAAGTAACGGAACAATTAGGACTTTAGCATCCCTGGAAAGAACACAAGCATTTACTCAAGCACAATATGTTACACCCGTTATTAATAATACTGCCACTGGATCATTAATATTAGATGGGAGTGCCAGCAATGTCTTCATACTAACCCTAACTGGAAATCTTACTTTGAGCATGAATAATATACAAGTTGGTGCGAGCTATGTTATTTACCTAATCGAAGATGCAACAGGTGGTAGAACTGTAACTTTAAATTCGATTTTCAAAAGAATAACTGGAGATACAACTACTATTAATACAGCAGCAAACAAAGTTAATATGTTGACTGGGATAGCAAGATCATCTAGTGCGATTACGTTAGCTCCTATAGCAGTTGAGGTTTAATTATGTTTACATTCCCGGTTGGTTTCTTTAATTTCGTAGCATCAGGTGGTGGTGCTACAGATCCTTTTGCAGCTAATGTAGTTTTATTCTTGAAAGGTGATGGAACTAATGGCAGTACAAATATTGTTGATAGTTCGCCAAGTCCAAAAACTATTTCGGTTTTTGGTAATGCTCAAATATCTACAGCGCAAAGTAAATATGGTGGGAGTAGTATTTATCTTAACGGTTCTAGTTGGCTAGAAATAGCGCATGATAGTAGTTTGAATTTCTTCGCGTCTGATTTCACAATAGAGCTTTGGGTGAGGGTTGCAAATAATAATCAATCTGTAATTATAGAGAAAAGAAGCACTGGTTTTACCACAGGTGATTGGATTTTTTGGCAAAGAGATGTAGCTTCTTATGATATTGATAATGTTGGCAACGGTATACTAACTGCAACGCCACCAACTATTGACTTATGGGTACATTTTGTATTGCAACGTAGAGATAATCTGTATTCAAAATACATAGATGGAACTTTAGTAGTATCAGGTAATTTCACTCAAACAATACAGAACAGCACACAACCCATTACTATAGGTAGAGATAGAGTAGGTGGAGGTAGATTTTACTTAACTGGGTATATAGATTCGTTAAGAATAACATCTGCGGCTAGATACACGACTAATTTTAATCCTGAAACAGATACTTATTTAGATATCCAAGATCCGATTAGCAATCTCCAGCTTTTATTAGATGGAGAGCAAGCTAGTATTGTTGATAGTAGTGGCAAAAATCGAACCGTAAATAACTTGGGTTCTGGTGTCACATTAGATAGTTCTATAAAATATGCCGGGAATAAGTCTTTAAGATTTAATGGATCTAGCTTTTTGGATTGCACAGGATCTTATCTTGATTTTGGATTGTCTGATTATGAGATAGATTTTCAGCTTTATCTTGATAATGGTGCAGCGACTTATCAGATATTAGATATGCGCCCGCCTTCAACGACGGGTATGTACATGGATTTGTACTGTCAAAATAGAACTTTAGTTTTTGATGAAAATGGTGTAGGAGTAATTACTTCCGGTTCGATTTTGTTAGATGCAACTTGGACAAACATCAATATAAAAAGAGTTTCCTCTGTAGTTACCTTAAAAGTGAATAATATAACTATAGGTAGTGTTAACAGTATTACTTACGCAAATTCGGCCAGATTGCTAATAGGTGGTAATGCTTTTGTATCTACAGTAAGTCCGGTAGGAAATATTGACGACTTCTCTATTAAATTTTAATTATGCGATCGCATAATTCACATTGCAGGAGCTACAGCTTGACACATGAACGAATACAACCAAGAACAAATAGCAACCGAAATAGCTGAATTGTTGAACAGCGATCGCTTCCTAGATGCACTAATAGGTAAAACAGGTGGCGCACAATCCGGCGGTTCACTTGTTGTTAAAAGTAATGGGAGACAAATTAGTGCGATCGCTGTGGGTGAAGTTCCTCCAGGTGATTGTGTTGCCTTGAAGGACACAAAAACTGGTCAATGGTATGCGGTTTCTAGTTACGGTGAAGGGAAAAGTGATGAGTATTTGATTAGGTATAGGAGATGGAGACAACCAGAAGATGACCTCTATCCGGTAATTGTCTCTTATTTAATGACTGAGACAGTAGAGGGAAATAAAGATAATTTTGATTGGGTAGGCGGCAACAAACCAAGTAGAAAAGTATTAAACATAAGAGTACCAGATCAAATACCTGAAAATGAGTTATTCCCAATTAGGTATGTAGTCAATCTAGGAAGAAAATATACTTTGTATGGCACAAACAGAAGAGATGATAATTACTCAAGATTTGATTGGGATAGCGAAGACAAGCCTTATACTCAAGTTATTTTTGTTGAAAATAATGAAAAAATAGAACTAATTTTTAACGAGTGGGATAATCATTTTACGGGCGATATGTATTTAGGACATGGTGTAGCTGCTACATCTTTGTTACGTAATCCCGTAGAAGAAACTTCTGAGATATTTATTGATTCAGATATTACTTATAATTTTGCAAATATAGATCCAATTGTTAGTTTTGAATTTGAAAGAAAAACTTTTACATTTCAATCTATTATTTTAAATAAGGGTGTGCCGGAAACTTACAATATAATTTTTAAGATTGTTGGTAAAAATAGTTCTCAACAATCAGAAGGAAAAGGGTATTATTTTATTTCAGAAGATTATAATTTTAGGCTACAACAATTTACTATAAATGGTGGAATGGGAGAAGTTGAGTTTACTAATAGTTTAGGTAGTTATAAATATACAAAAAAAATAACAGGCATAGATCAAGATTTAACTCCCAACCCAAGTTATCCACTCTTACAAGGTTATTATCTTTATCCAAGTAACAATTTAATGACTATAGAGGAGTTGATCGATTCCAATTTAAAAATATATATCAATAAAGATGGTTATTTTAAGCAGATACAAAAATATAAAATAACACAACAAATTGTAGCTCCTGCTGGTGGCATTTTTTCTCCCCCAGAAGAACAAGTAAAAGTACCTTTTAGGTTTAATGCTGATATAACAGAGGATAGAATAATTTTTGTTAAAAAGGATGATACTATTATTGATTTTGATTCTTCAGATTTTTTCTGCTATAAAAGTGCTAATTCATTTCAAGGTAAGGGTTTAGGCACTCATACATTAATCATTAACCCTTGTTATGTTATAGGCGTAAGAAATACTTTAAACATGGCTTACCTGATTGGTAAAAAAGTTTTAATAGGTAAGACAGAAACAGTAGATAATAAAGCAAAATATTACAGAATGAGGGGAGTAATAAATGCTGTTGATGTCATCAAGATTCTGTCTGATGAGCATAACGATGTTACACACTTTGAATTAAGAATTAATTACACAATTACAGAAGTCAAAAAAGTTTTAAATGATTATTTTTATAATTTTATGACAGAGGGATCAATTTATAGCTTTATTTGTGGTGCAGGAGGGTTGGGATACTCTTATGGCTTTACTCCTCAAACAGCTTTTAATTTATATTATGTTCCTAACGGATTTCCTGTACAATATTCTGTTTTATTCAAGCAAAACCTTGGAGTTTATAATTTTAGTTACTTGAATCCTGCAAATCAACCTTGGAAAGGTACTTCATATTTGTATAACGGGAAAAGGATATACTCAGCATTTCCCTATACTTTTCATAATTATAACTATGCAAACGGTAAGTTTTATGGAGTTCTTGGTTTTAACCAACAGAAGGGAGAAGCATACATTGATACATGGAAAAGGAAAAATAATGGTGAAGTTGTTTGGGATAAAATAATAGAAGTTCCCTTTTATAAACTTAAACTCAATAAAGATGAGGTGGTTAGGCTGCAATCCTATAGTTACTACCCTATTTAATAATTGTTTAAAAGCGATCGCCCAACCATAAAAATATGAAATCCTCTACTCCACTTTTATCCAAATTTGATTCCGTCTTTTCTCAATTTGCAAAAGATGATAATTCTCCATTGGATAAATTAGAAAATGAATTTGTCCAACGCATGATTACCCTTGTTCAAGCGGAAAGTAATTCATTAATCAAATCTTTAAGGGGGGCAACATCAGAGGAAGATATAGATAAAGCCAAGTGGAATTTAATCCCCAGGATGCAACAATTATTGTGGTATCTATGGCGCGATGGTTGGGCATTGGGTAAGGATACTGCTGTTAGAGAATTAGCCCTTGCCAAATTCACCACAAACAATGAACTAGCCGAGTTTGCTTCTGATTCAGATAGTACGGGAAGCAGGCGATCGCTCCGCAATAAAACCCGAATCTCTAGCATAAAAACACCATTGGAGGATTCACGGGTTAAGAAAGCGATTGAAGATAGAACTTTGGAATTATCTAACGATTACAGCGAAAGCACCAACAAGGAAATTAAAGATGCTTTTCGGGAGTTTAATAATAGCAAGGATAAGAAGGATGCAAGGGCTAAATTAGAGGAACGGATTGCAAGGGCGATCGGTGCTAATAATGAACAGAGCAACAAGCGAGTTCGAGATACTGCGGCTAGGGCAAAGGTTATTGCTAGGACTGAATTAACCGGTGCATACAACACAGCTAGGGTAGATTCATTTGCTGCTGCTGGTGTGAAAAGATTCCTATGGGTTGCCAACATAGTTCCAGGAAGAACTTGTAACCCCTGCTTGGAACGAAATGGGGTAATTTACACACTGGAAGAAATAAGGACTAATTTTCCTCCTTTACACCCCCACTGTAGGTGTACCCTTAAACCCTTGCAAGAGGATGACGACAGGGTTAAAAACCAGAAGAAAGGTATTAAGGATGCGATCGCTCCTATAGCTGCTGGGTGGTTATTTGGTAAAGCCGCAGAGAAAGTTAGTGCAGCAGCGATGGCGGAAATAGATAAAATCCCTGACAAAGAGGAAAAGAAAAATGATATTGGCACTAAGTTGTTTATCGGCATTAGTGCTGCATTAGGATTGGCTGGTATTTACTATTTAGTTACCAGAAACCCAACTGTTAAACAAGCCACACAAAGAGCAACCAAGGAAACTGTAGAAGAGCTTGGCGATCAGGTAGAAGCTTATCGTCAGAGGAAACAAGCCCAAGAGGGATTAACAGAAGATAAACAACCATCGGCATTAGGACAAGGGGCTGTTACAGCCGCATCTTTACCTCCATCGGTTCAGCAAAATTTACCTTCAGAGTTGGTTAATTCTAATGCCGACATTCGGAATATATCACCCCAGGAAATTAGTCGGTTAACTGGAATGTCGATCAGAGATGCAACTAGATTGAGATTGCAACTTGATGAGGAGTTAGCTAAAAATCCTGTCAAGCCTGAAAAGACTGTTGACAAGATGAACAATAAGCAATTGAAAGCACTGGGTTTAACAAATAAACAAATTAATCAATTAAGGAGAATGAAGCGACAAGGACAATCTTTTGCTACCATTGATGACTTGAAGAAAATCAAGGGGGTGAGCGATCGCAAGATTCAAGAGATAAAACGCAGGGTAGAAGAAGAAAGAGATCCTTCTTTAGTCTTGGGTGGCAAAAAGATTGAGGAATTATCAACCAAAGAATTAAAAGAGTATTTGCGATTAAGCCAAAATCAAGCTGTAGCTGTTAGGGAATATTTGAGGAAAAACCGAATTACTAAAATTGAGGATTTAAGAAATGTCCCAGGTATAGGTAAAGAGACTGTGGCTAGGGCTGCTTATGGGGTGATGAGAACTACCCCCCGTGCTAATATCAATAACTTTGGAAACGAGGGTGGAGTAAGTAACGTAAACCTACTTTCGGAACGGACTGGAATAAGTAGAAACCTTGCTCAGATAATTGCGGATGAAAGACAACAAAATGGAAACTTTGCTGATATGGATGATTTTAGAAAACGAGTGAACAAGCGACTAAAAGATAGTGGTAGCAAGGTAAGGCTGGGTAAGTCAGTGATTAAAAAGATTAATGATAATGTGACGTTCCTGCCTAGTGGTGAGGAGGAAAAACCACTTATCATCCCTCCTAAAATAAACCCATCAAAACCACTACCCCAAAAACAGACACGAATGGGTGATCCGAGAACACCGCAGGTAGAACCAGAGAGAATGGTAGCACCATCACCTCAGAAAAAAGTATTACCAGGATCTACAAGAATCAAAGGAAGACGGGTATCTCCAGAGGAACGAGTAAATGCAGCCAAACTGGAAGACGAAAGACAGTACAGGGAATTAGCCAAAGAAGTAGAGGCGTATCACCTCATCCCTGGTACGAAAGGGAAAATCAGAGGACAAGTTAAACGACGGATTAGTGAGAATACAGCGATCGCTAGACAACAAGAAAATGCCTATGTAGCTGCGAACAGTAGCGCGAATAGAGCTACTAGAGTTATAGATAGCCTTGAGGAAGATGTTAAGGCTCTAGAGGATGCTTACAGATCGGGTAACACTGAAAAAATAGGAGATGCTAAAGAAGCGTATTTGAATCAAATAAAAAGGGTCGAAAGCCGATTAGATGAAATTACAGTACCATCATCTGATGATATAGATGCGGCTATTGAACAAACCAAAGTGGCGCGGAGTGCTGCTGAAAGATCAATCGCTAGTAACGCTCAACGCAATACCAGAAGAAAAGCTATTGAGGCTAGAATGAAAGCATCAAGGGCTGATACTTCTGAGTTAGAAAATGAGTTGCAACGTAATTACACATTAGAAAGGATAGATGACCAGATTGATAGTCTCGATAGGTTGTCAGCGAGTCTACAGAATGATCCAAATAACGTCCGTGCAACTATTCAAAGAAATAAAGCAAGGTTGCAAGAATTAAAGGAGAGAGTAGCTAATGCTTCTGCTTTAGAAACTCCAACGGTAAAACCACAACCACAGCCCAGTAGATTTACATTGTTGCAACAAGAAATTAATGATATCGAGAGGCAGATACCCTTTGCTGAGTCCAAGCTAAACGTTACTAACAGGGAGAAGGAAAAAAATGTAAATAGATTAGCTGGTATTGAAATAAGAATCAGGTCTAATGATGCTGGTCCTAATGCAGAAGTATTGAAAAAAGAAAAGGCAAAACTAGAGCGCGAGATTAGTAGATTAACAGCACAAGCGCGATCGCTATCTAGTGAATTAAGAGGATTGAAGTCTCAGTTATCTACTCTCAAGAAGCGAAGGAAAAGCAATAAGGATAACAGAGGATTTTCAAGAGGTGGAAAATTAGCAATGTTCGTATCGAACTTGAGAAATGGAATATGATTATTGAAAAGTTTGGACAAAAAATAGAGGTTGATCTTGGCTCAACTACTGGGTGTCCAGGAGCAGAACCAAACCCACCGGATATCAAAACTTGGATTCGTATAGGGGAGGGGAAATGGATAAAAGTAGACTCTGAAGAATATCCCACCTCTTTTAAATTAGAATTATTCATCAAGTCAATGGTTCAACCTGCGGAACTAAAGATGCTGATGGACAAAATGCAGGAGTGGGATAAAACCGATAATGGAGGATGGGACGATGATTATTAGCTTGATTTTGTGATTTGGTTGTTAGTGCCAATTACTCCAAAGACTACGACATAAACCCACGCACCTTTGGTAGTGCGATCGCTTTTCTTAATGATAGGCGATCGCTGTTGGTGGGCGATCGCATTTAATTAAGCGGTTATCCAGTTATCATCATTGGTGACAATTACTTCGTTGTAATAACCCCGCACAAGGCAATCTCTTATTTCTATCTTGAATTGAGTATTAACTGGCAACCATTTAACTAACAACCCTTCTGTGTCACCACTGAAGTCATAAATCCCCATCCCAGTTAGCAGATTGTGAACTGCCTCGTATTTTGTATATTCATTGCTTTCTACTAAGTTAACTAATTCAGGGAGAAAAAGTAATTGCAAGTTTTTGTGTGCGGTATACCAACCTTCTATATCAAAACTCTTGGCTAAGACAACGCCAACTTTACCATCTTTTATTAGTTTTCTGATTTCCATTTGTTTTTGTGCGATCGCTTTTCTTAATGATAGGCGATCGCTGTTATTTACCAAATTACATCAATCACAGATGGATGCCACTGCAAAGATTGAACGGTTTTATTGTGTCCTTTAGCAGTATCTAAGACAAGTTCGGAGTATTGCTTACCTTCCTCTGTTGGCAACCACGAAGGATTACCAGTAGCGTTTTTGATCTGCAATCCCTTGTCTGCTAATAATTTATTCACTTTCTGAGCAGATAGCTTGATGCCAGCTTTAGCTTCGTATAGTTCCGCTAATTTCCCAGGTCTTACAAGATTCTCCTCAACGGGAATACTTAACAGCTTTTTAGCTTCTTCCATCGCGGGTGCAAGTTCAGGACGAATCTTAGAAAAATGATTAGCTTTAACACCAGCAATTAATCTGCTGTCTATTCCCGTAGGTGCTAAAACTAAATCAATAGCAATAGCATCTGCTTGTAGATCAAAGGAGTTATTTTGTCCTTGGCTTGTTTGCTCTGTTGGTTTGGTTTCTTGCCTTTTCCATCCCAATTGTTGCTGCAACCAAGACCGGACACCAATACCAGTAAAAGCAGTGTCAACGAGTTCAGCTTGCTTCTTGCAGTATCTACCAGCTTTGTATGCGTAATATTTGGCTATGACTGCGATCGCTAAATCAGGTATTCCTGTCTGTGACCACAAGATTTGTTCCGCATACTGAAACCCATTCTCCATAAGGAACTCAGCTAGTTTAGAGGGATTTTGTTCCGCACCCTCAAAAGTTACTCTTAATGCCTTTTCGTCAACATCTATTAATCTGGCGGTAGCGCGAACCGACGCTCTACCTTTTCCTGTTGCATCAACAGAAATTTCATTTTTGATCTGGTTAACGATTAATGCTAAATTAGTCATAACAAAGTAACCCGCTCCTACGGGTGAAATGCCGCCAGCGATAAAACCGTTCTGAGTGTTGATACCACTCTTTGCGGTGCTGGTTTTAAATATTATACCACACCAAATATCAAATATTCGATCCGAACAGGGAAAAACAGGAGTTGAGAATCACTATTTGAAACCCCTATGCCTAAACGTCGCTCTTATAAAGAGCAGGTTGAACATTTTAGCTCACCCTATTTTGGACTCTGCACATTTGCTGACGGCGATGAACAGGTGTCCGATGACAAGATAGTAAAATCTGCACTGGTTATGGTTGAGGGTCATCACCGTGACTCTAATAATCGAGATCATGTATTCAGTGCAGCCCGTGTTAAGCGGATTGCCGATAGAACAAACGAATGGTTAATGAATGGTGGTCGTGTTCCTTGGCAACGTGACCACAAAAAAGATCAGTTAAATAACATCGGTGATTTGGAAGGAACTTTAGAAGTTCGCCGAATCACCGAAGCTGATTTACCTAATCCCAGGCTGACAGGTTTGGTAGGTAAAATTGGTGCATTCACAACTTCATTAGTGGCCAAGGGTAAAGATGTTGTTGCTGAAGTATTAGCTGGCAGAATCAAAACCCTTAGTCCTGGTATTGATATTGAGAACGACGTTATCAAAGAAATATCAGCTACTCCTACTCCTGCCATAGTTGGATTGTCTACCTTCAAAAAAGCAGAAGCTAAGTTTGCATTAACTTTAGCTGATGCCAAGGCAGAAGAGGAGCAGGAAGGGCAACTTGAGGAAACACTGAAAGAATTAGCGGAAATGATTGCTGAAACCGCTAGTTCAATCATGTCTGCTACAGAGGAAGATTTGCAAGGTGCGTCACCTGAAGATTTGCTTTATCAGTTGGTTCAAGATGCTGCTAACGAAATAGCTATCACACTGGGATTAGGTGATGCTAACTCACCACCTTACGCAGATCCTAGTCAACAATACAACCCATACCAACCACCAGGAATGATGGGGCAAACTGGTATGCCTCCTGCTGCACCTGTGCCTGGATATTTACAAAAACAACAAGGTTTTAGTCGTGGTGATAAATACGCCAGCTTTACCCTTGCAGGTATAGAACGGGCTGAATTTTTCAGTAATCCATTTAACCGTCGTCGTCAACCTACTCTTGGCGAAAGAATAGGTGGTGCTGTTGGTACTGCTGTTAAAGGTGCTGCTTTGATTGGTGGTGGTGCGGCTGCTATTAGGTATGGTGGTGCTGGATTAAAAGGTGCAATGAGAGGCGGACGCACTGCACTTAAAATGGTTAACAAATCCGGTGCTACTGGCGTTCAAAAAGGCATGGCAGGAGCAACTGGAGCAGGTAAAGGCTTTCTTAGCAATGCCAGAGGGCAACTATCTTCTGACTTAAAACGAGTTGGAAGTGCGATCGCTGGTACTGGTTCACAGGGAGGAATAAAACAGAGGATTGGACAAGCTGTTTCTAGGGCTGGTAAGACTGTTGGTGGCTCAACTCAAAATCGCGTCAAGAAGCGGAGAAGTGGAATAATTGACATTGAATAGGAAAAGGAGTTGTAGGTAAAACTACAATGACTGCCGCTTCTGGTGCTAGGTCTGGAGCAAAAGGAGTTAGTCGCGCCTTCTAGTTCAATTAGAAAAAATATTGGTACTAGACTGGGTAATCGAATGATGTAAGGGAAAAACTGAGATAGTTTTAAGGTTAAAAAAAATGGGCAAATTAAGCAATTACACATTAGCCGGAATTGAGGCGCAACTTTACCCAACTCGTGCTGCTGAATTTCGCCGGGGCAAGGACAAGAAAAAGAGAAAAACCAGATCACTTAGAGACAACATCATGGGTACGACCACTGCTGGCAGAATTGCTAGAGGTATTGGTGCTGCTGGTGCATTGGCTTTAGCTGGTGGTGCAGCTAGATATGGCCGTGTAGCTATGCGGGGTATAAATAGGGGTGCTGGTGCATCTGGAGTAAACAAAGGTTTCCGTGATTCTGCAATGGGTGGAGCTAAAGAGGTTCGCGATGCTGTTGCTCGTGACGTTCAAGCTATACGAAGTCGTGCCGGAAACGCTGCTCAAACTGTCCGCGATCGCGCCGGAAGTGCTGCAACAGGATTTAGAGATCGGATGAGCAATAGATTCAAGAAACAAAAATAAAACTTATGCAATTATACCCCTCTCGATCCGGTATCCTAGCTGAGTTTGCCCGCAAGAAAGGCAGTAAAGACAAGAAAAAAAGGAAGCGATCGCTCACAGACAATCTTTTCGGTACGACCACTGCCGGCAAATTAGTTAGAGGTGGGTTGCTGACGGGAGGGGCGTTAGTTGCGGGCAAGTTCCGCCCTAAAAAAGTACCTGTCGCTAAACCCCGAATGATTGCTGGACGTGGAGAAACAAGCGCACCTTTACAGGTAAACGACTACATAGGAGTTAAGCCTAGAACCTATAAGGACGGTATTGTGGATGGACTGAGAGATATGAAACCAAGCGTAACTCCTGCTTTGCCTCCAGGTAAAAAAAGAGGCAGAGGCAGACCCAAAAAGAATTTTAATGTTTAGTCGAGAGGAGAAAATAATGCGACTAATTTCTTCTCGCAATAGAGATTTAGCTACATTTGCCCGTAAAAAAGGCAGCAGGGATAGAAAAAAACGTAAGAAGCGATCGCTCCGAGACAACTTATTTGGTACAACCACCACTGGCAGAGTCGCTAGGGGTGCGGGTGCTTTATTGGCAACTGGAGCAACATTGAAGTATGGCAAGCCTAAAGTTTTGGCTAAAGCCGCATCTGTTAAGCGACAAGCCGAGAAAGTTGTTAACTCAACTCAACAGATAGGCAATGCTGCCCAAGATATAGGACAGGCTGCTCAAAAGATTGGCAATGTCGTCGAGAAAGTCGGAAACGTGGTTGACGACATTAGAAATATTCCAGTCAATGTTAAACAAAAATTCCAGTCAATGTTAGCACCAACTCGTAAAGCTATAAAACAACTTAGTCCATCTCCTGTTGTTCCAGATCCTCCCAATTCATCACCCGTATATAACGGATACGACAGCCTAGAAGATTATGTGAAAAACAGAAAACGCAGACGTTTTAATAACGGAAATCCTATTGCTAAGTTTGCTCGTAAAAAAGGTAGCAAAGATAAAAAGAAAAGAAAGCGATCGCTCACTGACAACTTATTTGGTACGACAGCTACGGGTCGAGTAGTGCGTGTGGCTGGATTGGCTGCTGGATTAGGTGGACTTCGTTATGGAGGTGCTGCATTAGGAGAAATTGGAAAAGCCAGAGAGATGTTGAAAAAAGCTGGTAAATCTGCGCCTTTGGTTAAGGATGGGCAAAGAGCATATATGAAAGATGCCTTAAAATTAGACGCTCCTGCTGCTGCTAGAGAAAGATTTGCTATGGATGTGGCTAAATTAACCAGAAATAGAGGTAAATACGCTGTCGCTAAAATATCCAGGGATATACGTAGACTCGGTATGGATCTTAGAGCAAGAGATATTTCTATGAAGACAAGGAGAGAATGATGAAATCACTAAATAGAATGATGGCTAAATTTGGCAGGGGTAAGGACAAGAAACCCCGTAAAAAAAAAGAAACCTAGCTGATGTGGTTGGTTGGGATACATACAACAAGAACCCCAGTAAGTTCACGCCGTTAGATTTGGGATTAAGTGTAGTCCCTATAGCTGCTCTTGGAGCAAGTGTTGGAACAGATAGAGCGCAAGCAAAACTGATTAAAATTCGCAAAGATTTAGATGCTACAGACATACCAGCTATTCGAGAGGCAATTAAGTCAGATCCAGATAGGGCTGTTAAAGTTGCAAGAAAAATTGCCGCACCAGGGAAGACCATTGGTAAGTACGCATTAGGTGGTGCAGCCATAGGGGCTGGTATATATGGGGGTGAATTATTGGCTAGACGTGCATGGAAGAGATTTAAAAACAGGAATAAGTGATGAAACTAGGTGGTCGTGGTCGAGACAAGAAACCAAGAAAACGCAAGCTGCTGGCAAACGCTGGCAGTGTTGCGCTTAACGCTGGTAACACTGGATTAGCTACTGCTGGGACATTAGGTGTAGCCGGATTAATAGCCAGTCCTCAAAATGCAGCACTCCAAGGTCGCCTAGCTAGAGCCGGATTATTAGCAGGTGCGGGGTATGGAGTTTATCAGGGAATAAAGAAATTGAAGTCTAAGAAAAATATCAATTATTCTCAATCAATAAATAAAATGGGAAACATTGCCAAATTTAGAAATACAGAAGTCAATACTGTTGAACCTGCTGAATACCACAAACATTTATTTGACGCAGCTAGAGCGCAAATTGAAGAAGCGTTTAATGCAGGTGAATTAACTGAACAAGAAGCGATCGCATTAGAAATTAATGCCATTGGAGAACTGAGAGATCGGCTATCCGATGAAAACATTGATTACCTCTGTGAAGAATTGGGTTATAACCCCGAAGAAGTCGCTAATTACTTGGATGCCCAAGAATACGAAGACGACGAAGAAGACGATGAAGAAGACGAAGAGGCTAATTACTCCAGAGGGACTAAATTAGCCGAGTTCCAATCTGGGAATGCCTTTGGGTACAATCTCCAAACTCTACTTTTAGAAGATGGATACGAGGATGTTACATCTGGTGCTGCTGCTTTAAGTAATGCGCTAGGTGTAACAGGTGAAGAAGCTGCTGGTTTGTTGACTGGCGATTATGTTCCCACAAAAGAAACGATCGCACTCTTGGAAGAAATCTTTGAGTTAGATGAAGACCAAGCTGAAGCTTTAGCTAGTTCTGCTTACGAAGCATGGGAAGAGTCAGGACTCCTTGAGGAAGACGAAGAAGATGGTGATGAGGATAACGAAGCTAATTATCGCTTACACCAAGCAGAATCACAAATAGCTAAGTTTGAAACTCGTGAACTATTGCGTGATTCCTTAGCTGAATTGGAAATAGTTGCCCAACAAGGTTTACAAGAGTGGTGGCTACCTCCTGCTGCTTATCGGGCAATTATGGGCAATGATTCCACTGAACAACAACGAATTGCATCCTTTTCTGCTGCTTGTAAAGAAGACGGTGTGGAATTAGGCGATCGCCTTTATGCCATGCAGTTTGCGATCGCTTGTTTCAAAGAAGCTGGTCCATTATACGGCAACCAGATTATTGAAGAACAGCTATCTAAGACCCCTGATGAAGCAAAGTTTGAGGCTTCTGTGGAAACTCAAGCACAACGTAATCACCGTCGTCGGATGCAAAACAATCCTTTACCCCAGTAGGAACTCATGACTTGGAATAGACGTTCAAATATTGAATTAGGGAAGGCGGTTGTCGCTGCTGTAGAAGGCATTGAGACAATCAGTGTCCTTCTTGTCAGAGACAGATTAGGTTCTGACGACGATAACAAAAAATCCTTCCCCGCAGGTGCGGTTATCTGCCGAATTGGTACTGCTTATCACATCCACCCTGGCAGTAAAGTAACTGCTGCTTTCTCCACTGGTGCTGCAACTGGAACTGTAGAATTACCCCGTGTGTTTAAAGCAGGTGACGTTCTAACCGTTCCTGATGGACACCACGTTATTACTATCACTGGTACTTGGACTACAGGTGGTGATGTTCGTGTTACCCTTCCCAATGGATTCGTTAAGGTGATCGCAACTGGTGCGGGTGGTTCTACCTCCATGACTACCACTCAGGTTGCAGCTAAGGTTGCGCTTGAATTAAATAATGACCCCGTTGCCTCTGATTTGTTGTTTGCCACCAACATAGCGAACGTGGTTTATGCGTTCAATAAGCGGGAAATGAACTCAGCTTCATTTGCTGTTGCGTCCACATCCAACGCATCTGATTTAGCACTTGTTACCAGACCTCCGGGTACTGTTGTTGGCACTATCCTGTCCTACACCAACGCTGGGGTAATTACTTTAACTGGTAACGCCGCGATCGCTGTTCCTATTGGTGCAAATGTCGCTGTAGCTGTTAATGAAATTGTGGGCATTTATCCTCAACCTATTGATTTAACATACCAACCCAATCAAGCGATCGCTCCTATTATCACTGGTCGAATTTACGAAAACGCATTACCTTATTTTGATGATGCGGTGCGTCGGGCATTACCAAAAATCAAGTTTACTGAAAAGTTCTAATTGTTGTTTTTGGTATTTGTGGCCATGTTCGATTCGATTTTCGAGCATGGCTATTTTTTTAGGAATGGTGAATTATTATGTCAAAACTAGCCAGATTCGCAAGACCTAAAGGTGCGAAGGATAAGAAAAAACGTAAGTCTAATCTATTACGTAATATTGCTATTGGTGCAGGTGGCACTGCGTTGCTTAGCAGTGCGGCTTATCTCGGTAGAGGTAAAATTGCTGGATTGATGAGCAAAGGGAAACCGAAGCCAGGTGTAACTAAAGTTCCTTACTCGCAGTTATCGAAAGAAGAATTGTTGTCAATGGGTGGCAAAGGTCGCATAAACGCAAGAAAAGCTGTTGTGTCAAGAACGAGTCAGAAGGACGATTTAAAGTATGGAGTGACACCAAATAGTGTTGATGATTTTGAAAACATTAATGCTATTAATAACGCTATCAATACCAATCGCCCTGGTTTTACTAAAGAGATGCTGAGGAAAATGAAAAAAGAAAAAGCGGTAAGAATAAAGGCTTACGCTGATCGGCTTAGAAAAGAAGGTGCTTATTATTCTTCATCTTCGCAGACTACCAATTTCCATGAATCAACAATGATGTCTCTAGCTAGTTTTAACCGCAAATGGAAATAATTATTTAAAAGGTAAATTTTATGCTAACTTTGGCTTCTTTCCGTAGAGGAAAAGACAGGAAGAAAAGAAAATCTCGTAAACGTAAATATTTAGAATCTGCTGCTCAAGGTGCAGGTATTGGTGTTGTCGCAGTACCTACCGCAGTTGGCATCAGGGAAACGTTTAGGGCTGAAAATGTAGGTAAACCACTAGGTCAAAGCGTCGCACGAAACGTATATGCTGGTGTGGCTCGTGGTGCTGCGCGGGGTACAGTTCGCGGTATTTATAGAGGTGCTTTAGCTGGGATGATTGGTGACAGCCTAGAAAAAGGAGTATCAACACTTTCATCTAAAGGTATTCTGGGTAAGGTACTATTAGGTAGTGCTGCTGCTGGTGCTGCTGGTGGCGTAATAGCCAGAAGGATGAGAGAAAAAGACCGCGAACGTAAATCTATCCCCGGTAAACTTAAAAGATTCCTGGGAGGTAGGTAATGCTTGACAATATTAATCCTTTCTACCGCAAGAGAAAAGGCAAGTTGCAACTCGTTAGAGGTTTTCTCCGCAAGAAGAGAAAGTCTTTGTCAGCGATTAAAAAGAGAGTAATTCAATCTATCCCTGATAAAAAAGATTTATCTAATATTAAGAAAAAAGTAATTAAAGTTCTCCCCAAGAAAAAGAAGAAAGATCCTAACTTATTGGGAGAAGGTAAAAACGGTAGAGTTATTGCCAAGGGTCCATTTACAATCCGCAAGGAATATAAAAAACGTCGGTTCTTAGATCCTGCAAGGAAATTGTTGGATGGACAAACTGCATGGGATAGGGAATACGGCATACAAAAAGTATTAGCCGATAGGGGTCTAGCTCCCAAAGTGAAACGTAAAGGTGAAAGATTTATTGAAATGGAACGAGTTTATGGTGAAACCATTGACTCGAAAATGAAAAACGGTGAAGCGAGCGATCGCACTCAAAGAAAGTACGGCAAGAAATTAGCTAGGGAAGTGAAGCGGATGCACGATGCTGGTGTTTCCCATAATGATTTACATGGCGAGAATGTTATGGTTGGTCCATTCGGTGGCATGAAAGTAATTGATTATGGCTGGGCAAATGATAAAGGCAGACCCCTGAAGATGAGGGAACGCAGGAAAGACTATGATAAGGTTCTCTCTAGGCATAAGGGTAAAAAGTACAAGGCGTTTAGGGATAGCTTTGAAAAGTCTTATTATGATTATTAAGACAACAGTCATGCTCGATTTGAACATGACTGATATTTTTAAACTTGTGGGTGAGAAACTTGCCAACGAAACCACCTGGAATATTGCAAGTGTTCCTGCGTGGGTTGGCAATACAAATATTATCCATAGCCATAATCGAATCGAACACAGGGAATAACAGCAACGAACATTAACTGTGTATAGAAAAAATGGCTTATATTGCATCCTGGCTGAATGAACATCAGCAAACAAAGGAAGCTGATTTAGTTATAGATGAAACTCTAACTTGGCTTAAACAACGGTCTGGTTTGTTGGATAAGTATGTCCCGTTAAAGACATATTCAAGCCGCAATTTCTTGATGTATGTTGTCAACAAAATCCGTACCGTTGCTTCTATTATTTCTTATGGAGCAGAGCCTCCGGTAGTTCGTTTGGGCAACTTCAACACCATTGACGCAAAAATGTTCAAGGTGGGTTTAAGTGTCTATTACGATGAAGATCAACAGTGGCAAATGAAGGAAGCAATGGAATTAGCGAGACTAAAAAATGTCTCTGTTCAAGACCAGGTTCTTCCTGATGGTTCAATTTTAAAAGGGTCAAACGAAGACCTTGCTAATTTAATTCTTGGCAGCAATGGGACAATCGCAGACATTACTAGGTCTATTGGTGAATTATTAAATTATTTAACTTGGCAAGCACTTCAGAACGGTTCTGTGAACTATACAGATCCTCGTACTAATGCCACTCCATTGGTACTGGATTACAAAAATCCTTCTGGCGGTTATAACCATTTCCCTGCGGCTTTAACTGGTAATGATAGCTGGGATCGTCCCAACACAGCGAATGCTCTGGCTGTGCTTGAGGAAGATGTTGAAACTTTCACTACCACCAATGGTTTCAAGCCTGATTTAATTGTCATGCCGTTAAAAGTGCGTCGGGCGATGCTGAACCAGGAATCTACTCGTCAAGCGGTTGCCAGCATGAGCAACAACTCTGCGATGTTGGTCGCCAATGCTGTTGGTTCTGTTGGTCCAGAAATGTTAATGGGTGTACTGGAACGCCGGGAACTTCCCCCAATCATCACATTTGATGAACAGTTTGAAATGGAAGACTCTAACAAGAACCAGAACAAAATGCGGTTCTTAAACAACAACCGTTATGTATTCTTGACCAAGAATATGGGCGAACGGGCAATGGGTCCCACTTTGGAAGGTGATGGAAGAGAAGGTGCTTATGTTGTTACCCGTGAAGTTCAGAAATTCCCCCCTGTAGATGCTACCCAAGGTGTGGCCACTGCGTTACCTGCCTTTGGTAATCCCAAATTGTTCTTCTCCCGTCAAGTAATCACTGAATAGCCATGATTGATCCAACAAAGCCTGTCCACTTAAAAACTATGATTCGGGATATCAAAACAGGAAATGTTTATATTCCCTTGAACCGTGCCTATCAACCTGGCGAAATTCCTTTTCGGTTGTTGACTGATGCTAACGCATACCAAGATGAAAGCACCGCAGAAGTTGTTGTGCCTACTCAGTCCACTGTCACCCAGATAGCACCCCCGCTAGAACTATCTTCTAGTCAAATCCCAAGCACCAAACTAGAACCTGCACAACCTAGAACAACCAGAATAGCCAAGGTACAGCCTGAAGCAAGTGAACTTAAAACGGAGTAATCTATGCCCCGCTATTCAAAGCTGGCTAATTTTGCCAGAACTAGAGGGGCGAAAGACAAACGCCCCCGTAAAAAACGTAGTGATTTATTGGATAGAGAGTACAAGGGTGCGCGGACTATAGAGATGCGTACCCGTTCTATAGCTAATTTAGGCAGAACATTAAACTCTATAGGTAGTTCAGTCAGAGAAGCTCGATTAACTGCTAAATGGCTGGGTATCAACCCATCTAGAAAACGCAGTGATCCGATGTCAATTATTAGAAATGCCCGTTCTGTGTCAGATACGGGGAATAGTATACTTCGATTAGGTAGAGGGTTGTTTGGTATGCGATCGCTCAGTTCAATGATGGCTGAGTTCCGCAGGGGTAAGGATAAGAAAAAGAGGAAAATTAGGAAATCCACAATTTTACAAAATGCACTTTATGGTGCAGCTTTAACAGGTGCGCCTGGTGCGATTAGTGGAGCAACAGAAGAAATGCTTTCAACTAGAGTCCCTATTGGCAAGCTTCGCAATGGACAAACCATTGATGTCTTTAGCACCAAACCATCTGTGATCCTGAAGGGTGCGCTAAAAGGTGCTATTAGAACCGCACCAATAGGAGCAGCACTAGGGGCTGGCAGTTTAATTGCGGCTCGTGGATTACGGAAATTAATGGAAAGGGAGATATAATTATGCGATCGCTCAATTCAATGATGGCTGAATTTGCTAGAGGCAAAGACAAGAAAAAGAGAAGAAAGCGAACCTTAGCGGGTTCTGCTGGTAAAGGTGCTGCTATTGGCATGGGAGTACCTTTAGCTCTTGGCACTTTAGCTGGTGCTACTGGTGCTGGTATATATGCAGCAAAAGCAGGAATGAAACCAGGAATGGTTGGGCTTTCTATACCTGCTGGTGGACTTGGTGGACTAGCGGCTACCGCAAATAAAGCCCCTGGTAAAGTATTAGCTGCTGGTGCTTTAGGTGGTGGAATCGGTGCTGGCTTGTATGGTGCAGATAGATTAAAAGAGCGTAACGGTAATCGCTCACCTTTAAATAGAATCGCAGGGAAAAGGTAGTTATGAAATTAATATCTTCTCGATATGATTTAGCTGAGTTTCGCAGGGGTAAAGACAAGAGGCAGAGGAAGAAAAAGTCTTTACTAGGTGCTATTGGTAAAGGTGCTTTAATTGGTGCTGTTATCCCAGTAGGTGTAGGCGCATTGGGAATGGCAGGACTTGGGGCATCATCAACAGCTAAATCTATACCCCAAAGGATTTTTAATACTGGCGTAAGCTCATCTATAGGAGGTGCGATGGGAGGCGCACTTGCTCCTGCTACTGCTTTAGCTGGTGGTGCTACTGCTGCTACTGCTTACGGTATTAACAAGCTGAGAAATAAAGACAAAAAGCCAACAGTGCGATCGCGGTTAAACAACTTAATTCCTGGTAGGTAACTATGTCAACTTACACCACAGTAGAAGCGATCGCGCGGAGACTACAGGGTAGATTAAAGGTAATTTCTACCCTGTCCCCTACCACTACCCCCAACTACAATACTCAGCAAGTAGTTGACCCGTTATTAATACAAGATGTTTTGGAGCAAGTCGAGAACGATCTTGATTTGACTTTGGCTCAGATATATGAAATGCCGTTACAAAATAAACATCCTTTACTGGCAGGGATTGTAGAGAAATTAGTAACAGTAGAAATATTGCAGACATATTATCAAAGTACCCAATCTCCTGAAATGGGGGGAGATCCGGGTTATGGTAGATTGCTTTATCAACAGGCACAACAGGCGATCGCTAAATTAACTGCGGGTCATAACATCATGGTGTTTGGGGTTCAACCCCCTGCACAAATGCCAGGAGTAGTTACACCACAACCAATAGTTTTACCTGGAGAAAGATTAGCGTTAAAGCCACCCGATACCCTATCAACTAACGTTACTGTTGTCACCTCTACCAAGTGGAGAAAGTTGTCAGATGGCGATCGCAAGGATTGGGGGATTAATTGGGATAACCAAGATAGAGCTAGAGGTGCTGATGAATTATGGAATTAATTTACTCCCGACATAGTTTAGCTACATTTGCCAAACCCCGCACCCCACAAAATACAGAACCAGTAGGCGTGTAAAAAGTCCAAAATAAAATTTACAACAATATCCATTGTTTTATCATGAAATCACTAAATACTATGGTAGCTGAATTTGGCAGAGGTAAGGATAAAGCCCCAAGAAAGAAAAGGGCTAACCTCAGAAATCATGTTCTCGGTGGGACGATAGTTGGCGGTATTGCTGGCAATGCACTCACAAAACCTATTACTGTTCCCATTGAGTTAGTTGGTGGTTTAGCTGGTAGTGCGATCGGCGCGGGTGCAGGTGCAGCTACTTATGGAGCAAGAAGGGCATGGCGTGGAGGAAAAGCATTAGTAGCGAAACTTAGAGGAAAAGAACCGGAGAAGTACGATTATATGAAAAGTTTAAGTAGAATGACGGCTGAATTTGCTCGTACTAGAGGCGCAACAGATAAAAAACCCAGGAAGAGAGGAACATTAGCAGGATACATAGGCAAAGGTGCTGCGATTGGTGCGCTAGGCATGGTGGGAGGAAGTGCTTTGTTGGGCGGAGTTCATGGTGCGGCTGTAGCCAAACAGGCAGCCAAAGGTTTAGGCATTCCTTTTAAACCAATACGCACTCGACTTCAAGTAGGTGCTGGAGGTGCAATGCTTGAAGGTATGAAAGGTGCTATGGTAGCCCCTGGTGCTGCGATCGCGGGCGGAGGAATTGGTGCTGGTGCTTATGGGATCAATAAACTTCGTAATCGGAACAAAGAGGAAAAACCCACATCACGACTACAATCAGCAAGAAAGAAACTCGGTGGCATGATTGGCGGAAACTAATGGAACTAAGAATCACTGGACTCCAACAAGTTAACAGCCTATTAGCGGAAGCCCAGAAAAAATCCAAGGACTTCTCTCCACTAGAAGCAACCCTGAGAGATATATTCTATGCAGATGCTTCTAAAAGGTTTGAATCATCTCCTTCCGTAGATACAGGTGGTATGGTCTATGGGGATGAATATTGGCGAAAACTTAAAAAAGTACCACCTCATCGTCGGGGAGGTCAGGTATTAATTGACAGTGAGACAATGATGCAATCTGTAACCGTTGAGGGAGATGGTAACGGCATCTTTGAAATCAACGGCACAGAAGTCATCTTCGGTTCAAGAGTTCCCTATGCCAATAAGCAGAATGTAGACCGTCCTTTTCTGTTTTGGCATCCATTGTTATTGGAGCAGGTGACAAAGGCGATATCTGAATGGTTGGCAGATATTACTCCTTAACATCGTTCTGGATATCTTTTAAAAGAGTATCAATATTTTGAATCTGCTTCTTTGCATTCTTCAAATGTGCTTCCGCGATCGCCACTTGTTCCTTGTAGAACTCTCTCAATTCAAGCAGTCCTTCAAGTGCGCTTTTTGGTGGCTGTGGAAGCATTTTTCTTGGTTCTATTAAAAGGTGGATGGCAAAATTCGCAGTAGGTTGGACGTGGACCAAATGTTTCTCTTTGGGTTGGCTGACTACACTTTTTACAAATGAAATTGAATATCCGAGATTGGATAGTACGGTAATGCTCTCGGACGGTATAAGCCCGGACTCTAACTAGCTTTTCCATGATTATTTTGACTGGCAGGTCGATCCTAATTATCGGATATGGGAACTAAAAAAGCAAAGAGGGTAATTAACATGAAGTCACTTAATAGGATGATGGCTGAGTTTGGCAGGGGTAAGGATAAAAAGAAGAGGAAGAAGAAGTTTCTGGGAACTGTAGGAAGTAATGCCGTTCTTGGTGCAATTGGAGGAGCATTATATCCTACAGCATCCATGCTTGCAATATCTCGTATGATGCCAAAAGGCATGACACCACCATTGAATTACCGAAATATACCTATAATGATGGCTCGAAATGCGGTTATCGGAGCTACACTTGGTGGCGTTGGTAGCGGTATTAATTACGGAGCAGGGAAGATCGTAGAGTCGAGTGGCAACTTAATTGAAAAAAAATTCGGTAAACCACCTACTCCTCGGCAAAAAGTGGGAAGAGGTGTAAAACGGACAGGAGAAAGGTTGGGTAACTATATTTCTGGTGACAAAAAATGATACCTAATATTCCCCACCCTGTAGAAACTGACCCAGCACCAGATATTGACTGGACTTGTCAGGCGATCGCAGAATATCTAAGAGATGGATTAAATGCAGCTTACGTACCAGCTAAAATCAAATCTCTCCAGAGGCAGAAAGAACGGCATTTAGAGTATATCCAACAGGGATTGGCAGAACCTACAACTATTTTTGATAACCAGATATATGAATTAACTCATACACAAACACCACCAAAAGTAGTTAATGGTATTCGTGCCTATGATGCTTTTAACCTGCCATTACATGAATTTCCTTACCTCAAGGTTTACCGTTCTCAAGATATTTATAGTGCAGGCAAAACTGTCTCTCAGTCTTCATTAATGTCCACATATTGCCTAAGTCTACCCAACCAAGAGGAATTACAAGGGAGCATGAGATGGGTGTCCTGGACAATTAACAATTTGCTACTCAATCCCCAAGTCAACTTGTGTCTAAAAATTCAAGATGGTAGTGTCCGGGCTGAATACCGTACTATGTTGAATGAGATGGTTATACCTGTTTACGCTTTTCTAAGAATGTACTTCACTATCAAGTCGTAGGGAATAACACAGCCACAGAGTATTATTTAGAAAATATGACCGTCGCTATATTTAACGAAACTTTTGTTGGTATCAGTGAGCTAAAGCTCCAACGAATCTCCGACGGGTTTGTTTATAACCTCCCCATCCCTGCTACTTTTGCTGTTCAAGATAATAAACAGCAGATTATTCAGCGTACCAAGAGTTCACAGGGTCGTACAGTAAGATCCGGTGCATTCATTAAAGGTGAAGAACCCATCTTAACCGTTGACTACAACTATATGCAGCCTGAACTCATCGCTATGAGAGCAGGTAATACCTTTGAAGAAGCTACCTACAACATCCAAATCGCTCGAACCGTCAATGTAACTCAGTTAACCTACGCTGGTGCTGCTAATGGTTATCTAGGGTACGGGATGCCAGCAGATCAAGCTAATTCTCGCGGTGCTATCAGAGAAGCTGGTGGCTTGTCTATTCAGTTAACCCAAGCTGATTATGCTGACGATCTTTCAGCATTGACTAATACCTTTGCTCAGGGTCAGCATGGAGCGTTGAAGTTCTCACCTGATTTGATGGGTGAAGTTGTTTCCCTGATTATGCCCCATTCTGTAACAGGATTGGGTTTAGGTGATGGATTGATTGGTGAACATAAATTAGTTGCTCATCTCTCTGATACTCAAAACATGGTGTGGGTATTTGTGGCCAGCAACATTACTATTAGTTCCGATGGTTCTGGTTTTACCCCTGATGCTGAAACTTTACAGTTACCATTCTTTTTGAATATTCTTCCTGGTGGTTGCCGTACCTGGAATTTGTATTCAACCAACCAAAAGGTTAAATGCTAATGCCTAAAACTGAAAAACCCACAACTAAAAGCTTTGTTGTTACTTATCCAGATGGTACTGAGGTTGTGGTATTGCGACTACCACCTACTCAACTTGAAGAGGCGACGGCGATCGCTGAAAAAATCTTCGAGCGTTTTTTTACCTACTGGGAATACTCCCGTGATTGCTTGGGTGATGTGATGATTGACCCAGCCGCACGGGGATACATCAAGCAATTGGCTAGTATGTTCCGAGTTGCGGGTCAAAAAGAGTTAGGTATTAATGTTACTCCGCTAGAGGATGAATGTGACTATGAACAGATTGGGCAAATATTTATTACCCAGTCTGTTGATATGGAAACTGGCACAATTAACACCGTTCCAGGTGAGGGTATCAAACCTTCTAAATTTGCGGAGTTGCACAAGCTAAATTTTTTCAAAGTCCGGGCAGTGGAGAAGATCAAGCAACAGGAGAAACCAGAAGCGACGACACCATCCCCAGTAGTGGAGACGGAATCGCCGATATCTTAGCCCTGTTGATTGAATATTATGGGGGTGACACAGCTTTAACCTTGTTAAATACTTTTGATATTGACAGGTTAAATAAACTCCTTGCTCAGACCAGGGAAATGAGAAGAACATCCCAAGACCGTAAAGAGGAACGACGAGCTAAAGCCAGCAAGGAATTGTCTGATTACCTCAAACAGACTGATTTATCTACTGTTCAGGTAGATCATGTTGATGCCGATGGTAAACACCAATCTCTGACCTTGGAGCAGATCAACAATTTTGAATTTTGATGTTCGATTCGATTATGGAAATTAACCAGATAAGTCATAAATTCTATAGACCCATCAGCAGGGTCAAGATAGGTGAGGCTGAAGTTGACTACCTAGAAATGGGCGCGTGTCAAACAGGATTACTCCTACAAGCATTTATTGAGGCACAGCGATCGCTCACAAGAGAAAATCAATCTGACAGCGAAGTATTTGAAACGGTAATTAATATCCTCTCTGGTATTGATGGTACTCAACAAACAAGACGTGATGCTTTGGTTGGGCAATTGTTCATCAAACCCCAGGCTTACGCATTTATTCAACAAGTTCTTGAAGAATCGTTCCCTAAAATACCAAATATCAGTGATTTAAGGGATGAGTTCAAAGGTGAATTGGTTGTGTATTTACTGGATATTTTTGCGAAAAGGATGATTGAACAATCAGCGCAATTAATGAAGGTTAGGACTTACGCACAAGTCACGGAATAATGAACCACGTTCGCGAAGCGTGCCGAAGGCATAGGAACGAAGAGAACGAAGAAAAGAGGGTTTGAGAGATATTTTGCGTAAGTCCTGGACAGTATTTGAAGTAGGTTTTGCGTAAGTCCAGATAGATATGGAAGTTAATACATTACATAATGATAAAACTTTTCTCCATGACTATATTCAACCCTTGATCATTCCACTAAATTATGCTTAATTGCAAATCTAACTAATTCAGCGCGGTTGCTGGTTTCAGTCTTTCTCAATA